GAGATTTGCTGAATTCCAGAAGTCAGAGTGGAATTGGTAAGGATATAACACCATGCCAAAAGAGCAAGAGCAAAAACTAAAATTGATCGCGGCTAAACTTGCGAAAGCAGGGAAACTGAAACGCAAACCAAAAGATTCGCTCGAAGAGGCAAAAAATAGATTTATCTATGGGATAATGGCAAACCAGAAAAAGCACAGAGAAAAGCAATGACAAAAAAGGACAAACTTGATGAAATCGCATCTTTGAGAATTAAGGGGAAATCCAGTAAACCAGATACGCAGAACGATAAGTTGGAATGTGCAAAAAAGAAATATCTTTCAAAGATTCGCGGAATGAAGAAATGAATAATTTTATAATCAAGGATTCGCCGGCGAGGAAAATTAAACACCCGACGGATAACCCAATGTGGGATCGGAAAAAGAGGGTTGCCGAAAAGCGTATCAAGGAAAAGAAGCTAAGTTTCGAGAACGATGCAGATGAAAGAGATTATAAAAGGCGCGTTAATGCTAACCCCCATAATATTTATGGGATGCCTGCATGGTATCCGCCAGAAACATTAACTTTTTCAATGAGTGATATACCAGATATGACACAAGAACAATACCAAAAAGCCGAAGAAGAGAAGATTCGGATTGAAACGATTAAAGACATTGATTTGCACTGTGTTAGATGCGACAAAATTACATCACACAGCATTTCGCCCGATCAATCGTTTTGCCATGATTGCGGCAAGCAAAGACCAGATTATAGTGAACAATACAACGAACTTATTAAGGCTATTTAATGTCCAACGATAAAGTTGAAAAGATTTTATCTAAAATAAAAGAGAAGCTTTTGAAGGACGAAGTCCCTGAAACTGCTACGGGGAAGATAGCCGTGAATCTTCAAAGTGGTGGGGTGTCCGGTTCTATAAAACTTGAATTGACATTATAACAAACATATAAATACGATTCACCGAATTTGTCTTACAAAGGCATAACTTCGAAGTCGGATTAGGAACTCACAAGGTTCTTGATTCGACTTTTTTGTTTTTAAAAGGATGTAGTAACAAATAAACGCCGTACCAACGGCAACAAAAATAACCAGAACCGTACCAACGGTAAAGGAGATTCAAAATGGAAGATGTAAAATCAACAGATACAACCGTAGAAGAACCATCTACTTCTACAACCGCACCAGTGGAAACTGCCGATGACTCTACCAAAGAGGAAAAGGAAGTTACGAAAGATGAAGTAACACCCGAATCAACAAAGGAAGAACTCTTTGATGAAATTGACGCGGTTGAAGGGGATGAACGCGGTAAGTTCTCTCTGAAAGTTGGAGACTCTACTTATTGGGGAAAAACCAAAAAGGAAGTTATCCAAAACCTTGTAAAAGGCAAAGAAGATCAGGATAATTATATCCGCAAGGTTAAGGCAACTGAAAAAGTCAAAACACCTCAACCCAAAGCGGATGACGATGCCACAGAAGTTAAGATACCAACCGAACGTGAGGTCTATGCGAAACATATTGAGACCGTTACCAAACGGTACCCCGATGTAACGATAGATATGTTAAGATTTAATCGAGACGACTGGAATAGGTATCAAGACGAAAAAGGATTGAGAGACCACGAGATTTCCGATTTGAAACGGGATAAGGAGAGAATCCTAAACGAAGCAGATGAACTTACTAAAGGCGATATGCGGATAGCGAATGTGGCTTATATCAATAAGTACACAATCGAAAAAGAAACATCTATAGTCCGTGAAATGATTGCCGAGTCTGGTATAGACATAGATAAGTTTGATGCTGATGAGATGTATGATGCTGCGTTTAAGAAATGCGGTAAGGCTGGCGAACTTGAACCCGGTATGATAACGGGTGAAGCGTTCAAACAGATAACCAAAATCATGCGTCAGGGGACTCCGGTTAAAAAAGACTTTCTCAAGGAAATTGAAAAAGCAAAAGAAGTAAAGAAGGAAATTAAAACTCCTACTAATGGAACAAAAATAACAAAAGACGACAATGGAAAAACCTTAACGTATGACCAACTTGCCAGAGAAGAAAAGAAGGCGATAGGGCGTGCGGGAAGGGACATCTAAAATTTTAATAAAGAGGTAATACTATGGCAGACTCAGAGTTGCTCAGTCAATCGACGATAACAAAATATCTCAGAACACTGAAAAATAATCTTTACAACAAAACCCGACTATTGACCATTATGGAAAAAGCCGGTAAAGTCCAAGACGCATCAGGTCTTTCTACAACTTGGAAAATTGTGAAAGCGCGCCACAGTGCAATAGCACGTTTTGAAGGATTCTCGACAATCCCGAATCAACAGACCAATATTCTTGGCGAAGCAACACTCCCCGATGGTCAGTATGTCGCAACAGTTGGTTTTGCAAAAGACGAACTGATTAAGAACGCGGGTAAACCGGAAAAAATCATCGACATTTTCAGCACGGTTATGAAGAACGCTGAAAGCACTCTTCGATATAACATCGCTACAGATTTCTATGGCGACGGTTCTTTGGTCAGTGGCTTGCAGGGTGTTGTTGGATTACAGGCTATCGTAACGGGTTCTACTGGAACGTATGCGGGTATCAACCGCGCAACGGCCGGCAATGAATACTGGCAGTCAAATATCAATGCAACAGGTTACACATTGGAGAAATTGGAAGATACGACAGACGCAGGTTATTTCCCTCGTTTGCTTGATACGCTGTCTCTTTCGGCTTCCCACGATGAATCACCTAATACGATTGTAATGACAAAAGTTCTTTATGCCATCTACAAGAACATTGCGCGAAACTTCCTGAATACCGACAGTTCAAAAACGGGTGATCTTGGATTCCCGGGTCTTGCTCTTGACGGCGTAACTATCACATTTGACGATTTCTGCACAGCGGGTTATGTGTACGGATTAAATACAAACGATTTTGATCTGTTTGTATATCCGGGTGCAAACTATGATTTCGACAAAGAGGATGGTTCAATGTGGTTGCGTCCGACAGATCAACTTGCAAAACTTGCACATTTGGTCTGGATGGGTCAATTCCGTTGCAACGCTCCATGGCAGCAATTCCGCATAAGCGGTTTGCCGACAAGCTAACCGTATAAGAATCAATGACTTATGGGTGTGGTAAAACATACCACACCCTATTATTTAAGAAAGAAGGTACAGTATGTTAGCGAAATATGATAATGAACCCTTCCGAGGCATTCCGTATCAAGAAAGTTCCGACGATATTTATATTCAGTTCTATAACGATACTACTGTTATGACGAATGGTGATATAAAAGCTGTTTCGACTACAGTAGATTATACAGATACATCTAACCCAATTCTTAAAGCGACTATGGTTGCAGTTTCACAGATAGCCGCACCGGGTGTGATAATCGCAGTTGTAGACGATCCTCGTGGAACTGTTCCCGCTTCTACTTGGGGACGTGCAAAGATACGTGGCTGTGTGAAGGCAAGTGTAAGCGGTGATGCTGTGGATGTTGCAGTTGGCGATCAACTTAAAGTTGTAGCTGCCGCGACTGAGTTCACGGTAGCTCAAGCCGCATCTGCAACATCAGCAACGATTGGTACTGGTGTGATTATAAGTGTAAACGCCAGTGCAATAGCATTGGAAGCAAACACGGGCGTAGCGGCATCTAAGTGGGTTTACCTACTTGGCTATCAATCTGTGGTTGCTTAATTAACGAAAGGATAAAAATATGTTAGCAAAATATCAAGAATCGGCATTCGCAGGTATTCCATACCTCAAGGGTGGCGATGATGAATACATCCAGTTCTATAACAATACTACTGTGATGACAAATGGAGACGTAAAGTGCATATCTACAATGGTAGATTACACAGACGCGGATAATCCAATTCTTCGACCTATTCTGGTCGCAGTGACCACAAAAGCATCACCCGGTGTAATGATAGCCGTTGTTGATGATCCGAGTGGTACTGTTGCCGCAAGCACGTGGGGAAGAGCGAAGATACGCGGTTGTGTGAAAGCCAATGTAGACGGTGGGACTACAGATATAGTAGTTGGCGATCAATTGAAGGTGTTGAATAGCGGGACTGCGTTTACTCGTAGCACAGCCGCGACTGTAACGTCCTCTGTGATTGGAACTGGTGTTATACTCGCCACCACGACTTCCGCGGTTGCACTGGAAGCGTACACAAGTGGAACAAACGCACTTAAATGGGTTTGCCTATTGGGTATGCGTTCTGTTGTTTAATAATATCGGACGGTAATACGTCTTGAACGAAAGGATATAAATATGTTATCAAATTACGATCAAGAACCTTTTAGAGGTATTCCATATCTCGAAGGTAATCAGGATGATAAGTGGATTCGTTTTTACAACAATACTGCGTCAGCGATGACCAACGGTGATTTATATACGTTTTCCACGAGAGTCGATTATACTGATTCTGATAACCCGATTTTACAACCGATATTGGTTGCGTGTTCGTCAATAGCGACACCGGGTATTCAGGTTTGTGTAGTTGATGATCCCGCTGGTTCGGTTGCTGCTTCTGCTTGGGGATTAGCTAAAATACGTGGCTGTGTTAAAGCTATGTGTTATGGCGATACCAACATAGTCGTAGGCGACCAGTTGGAGGTGTTAAACGCATCCCCCACTACACTTACACAGATTATATCTGCTACAGCTGGCGTAGGCGTAATTCTCGGTGTTAGCACTTGTGCTATTGCACTTGAATCATACGATACCGCTACAGCGGCACTTAAATGGGTGTATCTGTTGGGTGTAAGAGCTACATGCACATAATCACAATATGAACAGGGGAGAAATCCTCTGTTCATAACTTTTAGGAGTTAATAAAATGAAATTAACAATTTATACAATTTTACTCTTATTGATTCCGGTAACTCTTTATACGCAATCAGTAAGAACTGAAACAGCATCCAATAAGGCTATCTATCGGGCGGCATTAACATTGGGCGATACGATATTTACTACGGCTACATCAAAAGCAAGCGGGTCTGCTATACGGAATATAAATACGGCAGGATTTGTTGTGGGTGTATTAGTTGGAGAACCGGTAGCTAGTGATACTATAATTATAATGAATGGCGCGGGTGTTGTAGCCACAATAGTACAACCATCTACGGGAATGATACCGCAATATTATCCGTTACAGTTTATGATGGACACGAGTTGCATATTCATACAAAAGAAAGCATCAAAATCTACACTCACTTATAGACTGAGATTTTAAATGCCATCTACATATAACGAACTAATCGACGACATACTAGACGAGATAGATGAAAAGGATAAGACCTCTAATATTTCCCCTGAATCTATTCAGTCGTATATCTTGCAGGGATGTCAACAAATAGCTGTCAGATTCCCTATTAAAGATCAAACAGAACTTAGATTGGTCTATGGAGTGACGAAGTATAACTTCGCTGATTCTACTGTTCCTGTCACTGGGACTGGGACTATAGGATGCACAGATAAGGATGTGGTAGGCGTTACATCCACCGGCACGGGGACAATATCAACATCTGGCGAAGATGTCACCGGGGTTGGTACATTATTTCTAACTGAACTTTCAATCGGCAAAATGATTATTGTGGGGACGGAAAAGAAAACTGTTATCTCTATAACTTCTAATTTGGTCTGTGAGATAGAGGGAGGGTTCGATGCAGATTTGAGTGCATCTGCATTTACTTATTCAACTACAATGTTTACCAAAGAAGTGAATGTGGGTAGTGTGATAATTAGTAACAGTATATCAAAAATAGTCGAGACTATTACAGACGCTTATAATATGACTGTCACAGTTCCTTATACGGTGGCACAAGTCGCACAGGCATTCACAGTTGATACAAAGGTAACAGAAATACCAACAAAGTTTTTACGCATTACCGAAAGTAGCAGACTTGAGGGGACATATCCGAGAAATGTTAAAATATCTCCCCACGACAAACTTGAGTCACAAAAAAATTCTGATAATGGTGTAAGTTCATATTGTACGCTCGATCAACCAGCTATGATCGCAGAATGGTCTGACGGTGGGGTGAGATATTTAGAAATTTATCCATCAGTAGATACTGACAAACAAATTACTCTTTATGGATTTATTAAAATTAATCCGAGAGACTACAATACACTTGCTCTAACGGTAGAGATTCCGCTATCAGAAGATTATGACCCGATAATTAAAGAATATGTGAAATATCGTATATACCGGAAACTTAAAGACGATAAGATGGCGGCAGAATCATTTACATTATATGAAAATTATATCCGTACCATGATAACCAATATGCATGTTACAAGGGAAGTCACCGTAGATTACAATTAAAGGATGGTAGCATGAGTTTAGTCCAAAGTACTTTTGCACGTTTTTTATATAGAGCTGATCCCATTGCGAAGGGTTCGTCTACTACTGTGGCGGGACAAAGATTTAAAGCTACTGCCGATGGGATTGCCCTTGTGAGTGTTGCATCCAACGGTGGATTGGTTAGAGTAACAGCAACTGGTCATGGTTTACCAACAAACACATACGTTACAATTTATGGTGCGAGTGGTAGTTATGCTACCTCGGTGAATAATACAGCGTCTAACCCTGCTTGGCTGATTACAGTGATTACTGCGAATACATTTGATTTGGTAGGGTCTACTTATACAGGAGCGGTTACAACGGGGACTATAGTAGCCACTATGGTTGGTTCTGTAGATGGTACAAGATTCACACGGCAAAGACAATTGGCCATTTATAACACAGCGCGAATGGTTTTGTTTAATGCTTTATATGAATCCAAGACACCGGATCAGCTTGACAAGTTAGTCAGTGGAACGGCGTTAAATAACCAAAGTCTGACAATCGCGGCAGCATCCAGTAATTTCCAACTAATAGCAAAACCAACTGGATTCTTAAAATTGATCCGCATGGTAGATTCGCAATCCCCAAAACAGAGGATTAATATTTTACCATCAAAACTTTTACAGGATGTTGCAGAATCAATAACTACAGCATACACATCAACCACATCAAATATATTAGCGTTTGAAATAGGGGCAAATTGGGCTATCTATTGTGGTGATACCGCAGTAGCCACATCTCCAGCAATAACAGATTATTTTGCTATTACTGATTGGGTATGGGTGACACATATAATGCCAAATACTTATTATGAATCATTTAGAGATGATCTCGAACCGATTCTTATTGAAATCGCCTGCGCAGTCGCGGATGAACAATCTAACGCAGATGTAATGGCATTAGCTAAAACACTTTTGAATAAGAGGAATTAACTAACATGAGCCTTAGCCGAGATTGGACTGCAATAAAATTATGGCAACAAGCTAAACGTGATTTAGGCGATGTCGATGGTTTGTTATACAATGAAAGATTTGATTTAATCAATCGTGCGGTTCAAACCGTGGCCGGTTGGATATATGACTTAGGTTCAAATTTCTATATGACCGAAGTTGTTATAGTTGGTTCTGGCGGTGCTTATCAAACAGATATTACTACGTCTACTGGAACTTATGTAACTGCGACTCAGACATTAACATTAGACACACCATCAAGAGATATAACATCTTCTGATATTGGGAAGATAGTCGCGTTTAGAATTGGTACAACAACTTATGCGGGTATTATTAATACCATAGTAAGCGTTTCATCTTTTACTATAATAGGCACTGGTCTTCCATCAAGTAACGGTACACTTGCAGAAGCATTGATAGTTGGGAATACGGTCACATCAAATAAAATTAGTCTTTCGGGATTAAGAATGATGATGGCTGGGCAACAGATTAAATTAGAGTTACTTTCATCGACAAGCGGAGTCACTGTAAAAGCCGGATCAATGAGAGATGTCGATACATTCAGAACATCGGGAGCGAATAAGAATACCATATTGTGGGGTATAAATGGAGATTATATACAGTTCACCACTGGTGATAGTGTTGTTCAAGGAACGCTTACGCTACGTTATCCAAAAATGGCTGACTTGTTAAGTACAAATGCTGGTATTATTGATTTGCCTGATGGTGTAGCGATTGAAATGGCAACAGTATATTTAAAAGGATTAATGCAACAAAGAATATCGGGTGATAAAGAAGATAATAAATCTGAATTACAGCAACTTAAAGAAAATATGGTTAAGACATTCTTAGGTGAAGCTGATGCAGAGGTTGTTAAAGAGAAAGTTATGGCATTGAAATGAGCGGAGTATTTTACGCACCATACGTCGCACCCGCAGTTGGCAGATATTGGATAGGTGGTACGGGTAACTGGTCTGATACCACACATTGGAGTGCTACAACCGGTGGATCAGGTGGAGAAAGTGTGCCCACAGCGACAGATGATGTTTATATAAATAGAGATTCCGGTTTTAGTTCTGGTGGGACTTTAACCGTAGATGCTGCCGCTAATTGTAAAAATTTTTCCTCTGCTGTCAGAAATAATTATACTATATTCGGTAAGGGTGATCATTTAACAATCGCTGGAATATCCGACATAGAGTCTGGTCTTACTTTTATAGAAGGTTATGACGAGACACATTATGATACTGTAAAGGCTAATTATGGGAACAATATAACAGGTCAGAGTTTTAAGGGTAACGGAAGTTATTTGACAACTTGCACATTTTATTTAGCCATGACGTATGTATGGGATATAGGACTTTGTTATGCGAGACTATATAAACACACGGGTACGTATGGGGTTGACGGTAAAATAGACGGTGAACTTACTGGTTATTTAGCACAATCAAACGGGGTTTCAACCGCTGGATTCCCAAAGACACCACAAACATTGACAACATTTACTTTCGCAACACCCTATAAAATGAATCATGGTGTACCTTATATTATTGCTTTAACTTGCGCTGGTGGTTCTTCTACATATTATATAAAATTTGGAGTGGATACATTAAGTGGTTCTCCCGGGTATTCCGGTAATTTCGTGAACGAGATTGAAGGTAATCCAGTATTGGATGGTATATTCTATGTTAATGGAACTACAGTATAATGCGTAAAAAAGACTTGGCATATTTAGATGTAGATAATATCGGAGATGTTGTAACTAACGCCGATGTTGAAGACATACCACAAAATTATGCAATTGATGCTAAAGGAATACGATTTGGCAAAGAAGGCATGGTTATGGAAAGACGGTGGGGGACTAAAAAGTTCTACGATAATGTTCCGACAGTTCCTGCAACCGGGTCTATAGTTGGCGGTTTTAGATTCTACGATAAGGATTTAGCCAAGGAACGCGATATAATCATAACCACAGACCCGTCAACTAATTATGCCAGAATTTATGTTAATGACGATACCGCATCTATATTGGCGAATAATATTGGCACTGTTAACAACTGGATTGAATTAACACGGACTTTTACAGCCATTGTGAGTGCTACACCAAGTGCGACCACGGATGTTACTGTTGATATTAATACTATTAAAGATAGTCTTGGAGTAACCTATGTTTTAGGTGCAGATGAATTAAATTATTACATCTGTTATAACATAGATAGGGGCACGGTAGTTCTTGTCACCGATTCTTCGGCTGTTACTGCTGGAGCGGCGACTATTACTATCCCCAATTATGCGGGTGCTGATGGGTTGGCGTGGGTAAGTGGAAATGATTTGGTGTTCTTCCGTACTAATTGGTTGTTTAATAATTTTTATAGAACAACCGATACTGATCCTTGGGCGACAACAGATTTAAATTTAAGTTTAGGAACAACTCCACATAATCGTTGGCTATCTGTTGATGCACAGAAAAAAGTTAATTTGGCTTTGGGTTCATCCGACAACCCGCCAGTGATGAGAAATCTTCAAAGGATACAGTTAAGCGCGGCTAAGCCATTATTCCATAACGGTACGTCATACCAGTTGACATTGCCAGCTAATTGGGATTCTAAAATAATGGGGGGACTATGTACTCATTATGATTCTAAGGGAACGCAAGGCACACCCATTACAACCACATTGGCGAATGAGGTGGTAACAGTAGAAAACGATACCAACGCAGATGGTATTGCTGGCAGTGCATTTATGCAGTTCGATTATAGTGTAACACAGACATCTTTGGGCGGAAGTAAGGTAATTAATTTAAGATTTGCAGTTACGTTGGAATATGATGGTTATCAAGAAAGCGATCCTATTTATAGGGGATATTTCCAATGTCCGAATGATTATGCACCAGCGGTAGTAATCAATTCGGTGAGTATAAACCCAGCTACAATGCCGAGACATTTAACCGCTATTAATTTTTATAAAGCTGTGCATGATAATTCTATAGAACCAAAGGATTGGGTTGATTCTGACGCTGATTATGTTTTAGATTATAGTTTCCCAATAAATAGTGATAAGTATAACAATCTTGGAGTTACAACTAGTTATGTAGCAACCAGTGGAGTTAGATGGGATTTATTGCCCACAAGTGTATATTGCTATAAATTGACTTGCGGTCTAAGTATTGGTACTGGTGTAAGTTTCCAGGTGGGCGGAGTGCAAATTGTTTACCCGGGTACTGGCGATGAACCCGGATATAATGTAGGTGATATTTTAACATTAACAGGCGGAAGTGGTGATGCTCAAGTAAGAGTTGATAGTATTATAGATTACCCGTATTTAGCGGAACTAATAACACAAGTATCTCTTTGGAATCCCGGCACAAGCGGATATACTTCAACCGTGTATGCTACAACTTGTAACACTGGTTATGTTGGTGGTGCGACTGTTTTAGTCACATCATTATCCCCAAAATACACATCTTCAACTAATGGTACTTTGGCGGGCAGATTAGCACACGCCACCGACAAAAATAGAAGTCTGGTCAGCCCGGCATTTATGGTTAAATCTTCAAGAGATCAAGCTGCGGTTCATGTTGTGGCAAAAGATGACTCTACCCTTAGATTAACTTGTTACAATGGCTCAGGTACACACGAGGATGATAATTTACCGGATATAGTCGCAGATTCAAACAATAATTTGCAATACCTTGCTCTGAATGGCAGAGGGTATATACAGGGATTGGCAATATCAAGGGATACTGTTTATGTATTTAGAAATACAGAAGCGGAATCATTTGATTTGCAATCTAATTCACAGCAATTATTCGACGTAGATTTTTTAGCCAAAGATTCATTAGTTAAAAGTCCTTATGGTTTGACGTGGGCTGGTCGATCTGCTCTATATTGGATGCCCGAAACCGGTGGGTCTATAAAAGTATTAAACCCAAAATGGATTAATAAATATAATGGTTCATTAATGACAGATAATGGTACAACACCATTTATAACAGATGCGTACAGAACTGCGATTATTTCTGGTTATAATCCTTATAATCGCTCTGTTATATTCCATTATCAAGTCAACAAGAAGGATAATACAGCCGTCCCAAGTTATGAATATATGACCGCCGAATATGAATTTGATAAAGACATTTGGACATTTAAAAAATTAGGTGGTGTTGCACTCGCAGATACAGTTGTTAAATATTTCGCACAGACTACCAAAATAGGAACAACCGATTCGGCTAAATTGGTTATGGGGTATTCTGGTGGCATTATATATTCTCCCAATATTACTGGTAGTTTCCCATATACTGATTTAGAAACCGCAGCCGGTGCTACTGGCTATGGATACGAAACCGACATAACAATTAATATACGAGATTTATATAACCAAGTTCAACAATCGAATTTATCTTGTTTTAAAGTTGATTGCAATGGTTCGTCAATAGATGGAACTGGTATTTTTGTAGTAGAGTTTTATGCAAATGATGAGGTAACAGCATTTGATACTCAATATCTACCCATTGATAAAATAGGTGAATATAGAAATATGGCAGAAAGAGGAAACATAGATTCATTGAGAATAAAGTTGTATCTTCCTGTAACAGCGACAGCTTTGGCGAATACAAAGAAATGGGATATTTCCAAAATCACTTTGGGATTCAATAAGAATAACCACGAAGGCAATATTTAAAGAGGTGTATTATGGCAGAAACTAGTCCGGGATTTTTTAGTAAGGGTGGAACAGGATCAGACTTACTCGGTTATGTTCCACTTGTAGGCGGGGCATTGCAAAGTCTATTCGGTAAATCCGAAGAAGAGATACGCAGAGAACGTATAGCAGAAGCACGAAAACAAAATGAGATGTATCGGCAGATGGCTGCTAACCGAGTAGCACAGTTGAAATCCGGCGGTGTCAAAGACATATCTTCCGAGACCGCCACACAATCGGGACGGGCGCAATCTGATGTAGGGCGTAGAGCCGCTGCTTCCGGCAGAGTTGGTGATACAGAGGCAATGTTATTGCCTACGGTTTCAAATATAAATGAATCTGGTGGTAAAAGAATGGAAGATACGTTGCGGTATTATGATACGCAAGCGGCAAATGTACAAAATCAATTCGATCAAAATGCAATGCAAATAGAACAAGATGCTGCCGCAAGACCTATCGAAGTTAACCCGATGGAGCAAATAGTGGGTTATGGCACATCCGCATTGAAACAAAGTAACTATGATAGATATTTAGATGCAATGGCAGGATTAGATAAAACACCAGCACCATATAGTTATTCTCGCTATGACACTCAATTACCCGACTGGCAGAAACAAATAAACCGTTAAGGAATCGACATGGCTAATCCATACGCATTTGGACAAAAAGACTATACCGCATTAGATCGTAGACGGCAGATGATTGACGAAGCGATGAAAAATAACTTCGAGACAAGTAATGCTATCGCCGGTATGCAAAAACAGAAAGAGATTGAGAATCAAACCGATCAATACCTTCAATCTTATTCTTCTATAATGAAGGATAAAAACGCTACCACAGAAGATAAATTTAATAAAGCATCGGAAGTGATGTCTAATTTAAGCAGAATTAATCCCAAGGCCGCCAGCAATGTGAATGAGAATTTCCAGATATGGGCGAGTATGGAAAGAGGACAAAGACAGCCACAGCGTAAATTAAATTACGTCCCAATGTTAGATGAAAAAGGGAAACCGATTACCAAATTGTTTGGCAATGATATTAAGTATAAATCTCAGGCTGTTGACGAGACCACAGGCGAGAAAGTGTTTGATGCGCAGGGCAATCCAATTTGGAAATATGAATCTGGCGGTAATTTACCCGCCGATAGTGGTGGTGGCGGTGGGACAGACAAAAAGAAATTAATTCTCAATGAACTCGACCGCAAAAAGGAAGCATTACAAACAGATGTATTTAATACATTTGGGAGGAAGGATATTGACCTTGCAGGGATGGTTAGGGGAACAACACCTATACCACAAGTGCCAGCGGTCGATAAAAACGGTAAACCAATATACGCAAAGGATGGGGCAACACAAGAAAGCATGCCCCATCCTAAAGTTATTGCTTATCTTAAAGCTATGAAGGAATATGAAACAGAGGCACTTAATCAGGGTGTCCCAATTAAACGTGCGGGATTACAAAGTAATTTACCGGCGGAAGAACCAGCACCTGTGGTTAAAACATCAGCCCCACAATCAGCTATTGATTTTCTAAAAAATAACAATACACTGGAAATGCAAAAAGCATTTAAGAGCAAATATGGGTATTTACCATAATGGCAGAGCCACTTAAACAAATAAATCCGTTTGATAAGTTTGATGAACAGGCAAATCCGTTCGATAAATTTGATACTACAAATGTCGGGGAAAATCCGTTTAACAAATTTGATGAAAATCCAAAGGCAGAGCCATCGTTATTAGAGAAGGTGGGAGACGTTATTACTTCTCCATTACATTTATTAGATCAACCTGCAAAAACATTCGAGACCGCGATCCCGCAAGTTGTATCTAATCCAATTTCAGCAGGTGCGAAAATATTAACCGGTGTTGGTGAAACAATGGCAGTACCATTTACGGCGCTGGATGCTGGTTTGCGTAAGATTGGGTTATCTAATGTAGCAGATGTAGCCGCTTATCCATTCCAAAAAATTGCGGAAGGTACGCAAGCGGTATCTGGCGCAATACAGAAGGGCATAGACTATCTTGGCGTTCCGAAAGAAATACAAAATCTTGGTTTATCACCAGAGAAAGCGCAACAAGCGTCCGAAGCGGTAGGCGAACTGAATCAAATGGCGACACAGTTCCTTGTCCCTGCTGTTGCCGGTAAGTTACCTAAAATAATTAAAGAAAAAATAGCGTCTAATAAAGTTTTAACCCCACTGGAACGTAGTAAAGTTTTAGACACAATCCCTAAAAAAGAAGTTGATGCTAATATAACAGCGGATGCACTTGCAGATAAAATAGTTAATGAACCCAAACCCGTGTTTACTCCAGAAGAGGCACAGTTCTACGCTAATAATGCAAAAGCCGTAGAAAGTTCTTTGGCAAAAGTAAATGCTAAACCCACGGAAAAATACAGTTCATTAACACCAGACGAAATAAAGAGTCGTCAGGATTTAGCCAGTAAGGAAACAACTATTTCACCAGCGCGTTCTTCTGAAACTGGAGTAGCTTCGTTAAGTTCTGAAACCATACCAGAAAAGGGAATGAATCCCTTAGAGGGATCAAAGACAAGTGCTGGCTTACCTTCGACTTCGGGAGAAATATCTACCAATCTGCCATCTGTTAAAACAGAGAATTTACCGGGCGACATAAAACCTCCTTTAGTTGACGAGATAAACATAAAAAATGTTTCTGACAAAAGCAAGGGAAAATTTACATTATTTGAAGATGATGGTAGTTTAACCCACACAGCTGTAAACAAAGGTTCTACATTTACTGTTGATGAAGCTATCGCCAGTATGGATAAGCATAGAGACCTTAATAAGCAGATTTTGGACAAAGCAAAAAACGGTGATTTAGCCGGTGCACAAGAAATGATCAAAAATTATGATACCAATCCCCAATTCCATAAAGAAGCCGCCGAAGGATTTATAGCAAAAACACTTGATATACAACACACAAACTTTACACCAGAAAATGTTAGAAAATTATTAAATGAAATAAAGACTAAGCAATCTATACCCAAAGAGGTACAAACTGGACTAAAAACATCTGAATCTCCCCCATCGGGTATAACACCGGCAGATAAAAACGTAACTGCCACATCTATACAAGAAACCACACCGAAATACCCTCCAGAAGGTAATTTGGGTGTAGAAAAAAGTACTATCCCACCTACAACTGAAAGTGGTAATGTTATACAGAACCAAAAACTCGGTGAGTTGCCCAAAGTAACAGAAGAAACGATTCGTTCACAGACCCCACCTGTTCAAGAATTACAAACAGTGAAAAAAGGTGAACATATTGTACCGCCCAAAGTTATAGAACCTACGCCAACCATTACCGAGGGGGCGGGTGAAACAAAAATACGTGGGCTTGCTAAAAGCACAGAGGCAAAAGCCATAGCAAAAGGATTAACAGATAAAATAGAAAATTTACCTGAATATGAAGCAGAGCCCAATAAACCCAAAGTTAATTTTGCATCTGAACTTATCGCCAATGATCCTGAAAAAGCGATGCGAATTGTAGAAGGCAAGGAAACTATACCACAAAAAGATATGGAAGGTTTTATTTCAAAGGGTTTGGAGGTTTACGCGACTCAAAAGGGAGACCCTGAATTAATTATAAAATTAGCACGGACTGAATTTACGGCGAAGAAGGGGACAGAATATGGAAGATTTGTACAATCTTTAAGAGAACAAGACCCATTGTCGCCTGTCAATGCTATTAAAGAAATAATTAAACTTAGGGAAGAATCACATATTGGTAAACGTAACGCAGTTTTAACTGAAAAGTTTGAAAAACAGATTAAGACACTCGAAGAAAAGTTAGTACAGAAAGACGAACAGATACAAAAGATTCAAGCTGAGAGATCGCTTAGAAAGATTGCCAGAGAAGAAGGTTATACAACTCGACAAACTAAACGAGTGATCAAGAAAGAAACACTTGATGCAGAATATGAACAACTCTTAAATGAATTTGTCAAAGTTAGCGGGAAAATTACCGCAGGACTTGACCCGCAACAAACTGCTGTGGTTATTAAAATAACTCGTAACCGCGTACAGAGTGGATTGGTAAGCGCAGAGAAAATAATTGATGATGCGTACCAATTCCTTGCTGATAAAGTTGAAGGTATTACTAAGAAAGACATCCGAGACGCTATTTCTGGCTATGGCAGGACAAGTGAAAAGACACGATCAGATTTAGCTAAGACAATGAATGACCTACGCCAACAGATGCGTATAGTTTCTAAGATTGAGGCGATAGAGTCCGGCGAGGCAATAACTAAACGTACAGTTAATAAGACTACGCCCAGCAAAGAACTAATAGCTTTAAAGCAAGAGTTAAAAACCAAATTACAAGAGTCAGGGATTAAAGAAGAAGAATCATTGTCTAAGTCTAAAGAACGGATTAAAAAGACATTAGGCGAAATTGAAGATAAGATAGCACGTGGAGATTATGCGAAAGTAGAACGACCCACCACTCCGATGGACGCTGAAAAAGCTAGGTTGCAACAAGAACTAAAAACAATGCGTACCAGATGGAATGATATACAAAAGAATCTTGGTGAGACTATAACAACCGAAGAAGCGGGTAACATTGCCAAACTTTCTAAGGGTGCATCGGAAGCTAAGAAGAAAATGGAGAGTTCACCAAGGCGTGGTTTAGGCGAACCTGCAACAGAGGCAGAAATGGAATATGGTCGTAAAAGAGTTGCCTTTGCCCAATATGTTGATGGTCTGAAAGACAATGCGAATAAAATGACTTGGCAGGAATTTAAGAGTAGTCCACTTGGCAGTATGGTTAAAAGTGCAAGTCATATCCCGGGATTAACAAAATCAATGAAGGCTACATTTGATAATAGCGGGTTATTCAATCAACACATTAAAACTTTAATGACCCATCCGGTTGTTTGGCAAAGGAATGCACTTAAATCGTTCCAAGACATCTACCGCACTCTGGGTGGTAAGAATGTAATGGGTGAAATAGTCGCTGATATGGTTTCAAGACCTAATTTTGAAAAATATAAAACAGACAAATTAGCGATTAACACTATTGAAGAGGCGTTTCCCGATAGTAGACTATTGGAGAAAATCCCATATTTAGGGAAAGTCCATCAAGCCGCCAATACTGCTTATACGGGATTGGCTTATCGCAATAGGATGGATTTATACGACCTTTATACAGAGATAGCCAAGAACTCGGGGCATGATGTAACTACAGGATTAGGGATTGGCGAAGTAGTGAATTCTCTCACGGGTCGTGGCAAACTCGGTGCATTGGAGAAATCTGGTAATGCAATAAATGTACTTTTATTTGCACCAAGATTTGTAAAAAGCCATTTCGATGTATTGACAGCACACGCAGGGAATAAAGATGTTACTCCATTTATGAAGAAAGAAGCCGCTAAAAACTTGGCTAAAATAATTGGAAGTAGCGCGGCGGTAATGATTACTGCCAACGCAATTAAGCCGGGTAGCGCAGAAACAGACCCACGTAGTTCAGACTTTGGTTCTATTAAAGTGGGTAACACGCGATTCCACTTTATGGGTGGTATGAATTCATTATTAACCCTTGGCTCAAGATTGGCTACACTCTCGTCTAAGAGTACTACTACGGGCGAAGTAACACCATTAAATTCCGGCAAGTTCGGCGCAAAATCTGGATGGGATGTATTATTAAACTTCGGGGAGGGGAAGCTTGCCCCGGTAGCGGGATTAGCAAGAGATGTTTTAAAAGGACAAACATTTGGTGGCGAAAGATTAACGGTAGGCGGTGAGTTAAAAAATTTAACAGTTCCACTCCCGATAACCAACGCACAGGAATTTCTTAATGATCCTAAATCTGCACCCATTGTGATTGGTATGATAGCGGATGGACTTGGAATATTTACTAGTACATATTCTAATGATCCTGCATTGCGTAAAGTCCAAAATACAATCTTAAAAGCAGATCAAGAAAAAATGAGCGAAACAGCAAGAAGCAACTTCTTTGATAATGCAAGAACTGCACTTAGGAATGGTTCAATAACGCGAAAACAATTTGACGATTATTCAAAACAGTTTAACGAATTACAGAAAACAGCAAAACCAAAGGTTAAAAAATAATGCGTAAGTATGTTCCACATTCAGTTTTTGATATTCCGAAAGATGCCCCTAAATGGGCTTTGGATTGGTCTACAAAACTTCACAATGAATTTAAGAATATATCCAATACTTATGGTAAAGATGAAAGTGGCAGGGTCACGGTGATTGGCGCAATGGATTCAAGTGCAACATCAAGTGGGTCAGGTTCATCTACTACCACAACGACTAATTCGTATAGAACCGGGATTACGTCTGTAGGTGCGGGGACTACATTTATACCATTTTCTACACCATTAAGTAATACATATCATTTGATATTGGAACTGTATAATTCAGAAAATATTTTGATGCCACAGGCAACAGCGAGTATTACTATGCCTCAAGTAAACGCTGGGTTTACTATTACAACAGAAGAATTCCTTTATGTGAAATATACCGCCATCGAGATAGGCTGATGAAAAAACTAATTTTTATTATTTGTTTACTATTAATAAGTGCAGAGATTTTTGCACAATCATCTACAAAGGTTAAATACCAAGAGGTTAATGTTGACACACTTAAACGCAATAGGAAAGCCGGTGCTGGCGATGTTGTAGTCCATGCTCCGCTTAAAGTAGATAGTGTAGCGACATTCTCGGATACAATAAAAGCCGTTAATGCCATAGGGTCTGGAATATCCCACTTTTTTGAAACTCAGGCAGATACTTTTTCTGGTAATGGTTCTGGCTTACAGAATCACGCAATATTCAGAAAGGGAATTAATATCTGTAATAATTGGCAACCAGCCTCACAGGGTGGCAAGGCATATATAACTTTACAGAACCGCTATACCGATGACTCTACTTTTTACGCTGTAATAGGACAGTCCATTCCGCCAAGTTATGACTTTATGTTACAGAAAGAAAAATGGGACGGTAACGATAATAAATATATGCAATTTTATAGATTTAACGGGTCAGATAATTCTACACATTTTAATTATAATGTTACAAGTAAAAATGATGCTAAGTTTATGACTTATGGAAATGTGAGTGTAGACACTGGCAAGTTTTCTATTTTAGACGGAAGCTCAGATACGCCTGATTCAATGTTTTACGTAAAGGGTGGTGGGCATTTCACGGGTGGATTAAAGGTAAATAATGATTTTTTGAATTATGGGCATTTAACAACCAAGACAATTTATGATAATGAAGTACTTAGCGTAGACTCTGCCGATGGTCTTATTTTTAATAATGGTCTTTTTCAAGTTAATTGGGATGGAAGTTCTGCATTCCAAAAAGGTGTTGAAATAAATTATTCGGCAGACGGAGAAGCAAACGATTCAGCTCTAACAGTACATCGGGGTGGACACTTCACAGGCGGGTTAAAGGTAAATGGCCATATAGATGCCTTGAATATGGGATTATCTGCTGGAGTATATACCATGCCGGCAATGACAGATAATAGTGATAGTACCTATACGGTAGCCGATGTGGTATGTATGCTTTATCCAGATACAGCTGGGGAAGGTGTATTACATAGGTACACTGTCTCAGGTGCTACTTTTAAACCGGATAATAACGCTAATAACTATTGCATAGTAGACTATAATGGTGGTTCGCCTCTGGTAAGAAATATGGCATATCTTGATTCGATAAATTGGACTACTAAAATACCGATAGCATTTGTTTATCGTATAAATGCTGCTATTGATTTTTTGAAACTTGATGAACTTGCAAAAGCACTTCCTAATAAATTACAAATACATTTAATAGCAGAGCATGGTTTTTGCCGTGCCACTGGTCTTACTTTATCAGAAGAGGCTACAAGAAAAATTAATATTTCAGCTGGGGATTATGTTTATGGTGGTTATAAAGCATCGTTACCAATCTTTGAAACTGGGGAAGTAGGAAATACTTTAAGAGAATGGGTATATGATGGTAGTATATGGGTACCGACTGTTGTTACTCAATATGATAATACTTCTTATCAAGGTGCTACTGGTAAGACGGCTTCTGGTGGAAGTCATTACTTAGTTCTTTGGGTCTATCGTAAAATGTCCACCATTGATCCATTGGGGAAAGTAGCCGGTTATATATTCGGTACAACAGATTACGTTAAATTAACGGATGCACAAAACTCCGCTATTCCCGCGAACATTCCGCCCATATTTTCAACTTTTGGTTATTTAGTCGGTCGTATAATAATTCAGTACGGAGCATCAAGCGCAGTCCAAATAGAACAATCTTACGCTTCTGTGTTTTCTGGTTCACCAGTTGCTTATCATAATGAACTATCTGGTCTTGATGTAGTACCTTATCAACATGTTACAGACACAAATAGAATTGCCTATAAAGAGAAATCAAATGTATTCACTGCTACACAATACATACAGAGTGGTACAAGTAGTGCAATAAATAACTATTTACTTTCTACAACTGGATCGGCTTATTATTCTATAGCAACTAATTATGGAGTATGGAATAGGGTGTGGGATATGGGTGTACAGTTCAGCGGAAGCCCGGATAAATTAGGATGGTATTATAATAGCAATAGACATTTTGTTCTTGACACAATGACAAGAGCGGCTTTTAGTGACCAGATTTATACAACTACAAAACTTGGGATTAAAAATGGTCTATTTGCTAACGCACTTGAAGTATATAATTCTAACTCTGTACAAATAGCTGGCATAGATAGCTCAGGAAGTCCAGCGTTTGGGGCGGCTGTAAGTTCTACAGCATTAATTCTTGGTAAAAATATTAAGAGTAAAACTAATTTATTACAACTTCAAAATTCCGCAGGCGTGGACAGGCTTTTAGTAACAAATAATGGTGGTACTACTGTAACGTTGGACTCTACTGCTTATGAGTATTTATATGTATTTAGCCCTGTAAGAACTACTTATAGTGGCAGATCTCAAATAAGATTCCAAGAAGCCAACGGGTCAGGAACTGCTACAAGCTATGGTTTTATAGCGGCGACTAAAATATCCACTACAACAGGCGCTGGCTATATGTATTTAGGTGTTAAACTCCCGTCGGTACCTACCCTACAGCAAATGATAACGTGCCATGGGTCAAATAAAAACGTAACACTTGGCAATTCCGGTACTGTTGTTTCATCTACATATACAGCAGGTATTAAATCATTCAGCGATAAGGCGGGTATATGGGTACTTGAGAGGTCTTGGACAGCAACACCGGTTTGGTCTGCTGATTCGGCGGGGAATACAAATCAATCAGGCGATTTAACATATAATTTTATGCACGCCGTTGGGTCTGCTGATTCAGTGAATTATACTCCATCCGTAACACAATGGAATTATACAAAGTTAGAACCCGGATTAACATGGCACGAAGCAGACGGTATAACCTGCGCTGGCGATTCAATGAGAATCCAAGTTGCTGGAGATTATGTAGTACAATTTTCTATTACTTCGAGTGGTGCAAACCAAAACGATTTTTGGCGTGTAAAAATATTTAAAAATAATGAATCATTTCCATCAAGCGTAGGACGTTTCAGGTGGAAGACTACAACGGCAGGTCAAACAGATACAAAGAATTATTTTTGGTACATTACCGTCGCCGCTAATGATTATATAAGTTTTAAAATAACAAATGAAACAGCAGCGAGAAATCCGACAATAACTGATATGAAAGTTTATATAGAGAAGAAACCAGAGAATTGATATTAGCAAAAAACGATAGAGACAATCACTTATCCCATTTAGGAGGGAACAATGCGTAACTGGATAGAAAAAAATTATAGTATATTGAAATTGGTTTTAGCCCCACTGGCTTTAATCATCGGTCTTGGACTAATATCATATTTTGGTATAGAAACTAAGGCGCATGCTCTCGAAACCTATGTGAGTAAAACAGAACAGGAGAAAACTACAGGAAAGATAGTAACCGCCCTTGAGCGTCTTGATAAATTAGAGGCATTACAGAATAAACGCCAAATAATAGATAGAAAACATATTGTAGCGTTGAATCATAAACATGGAATACCAACAGAGGATTATCCGATAGAATAGATTGATTTTTCTGTAACTTAACGTTATATTAACCACACATAAGGAGATACATCATGTTTAAGGGAACAATTAAAGACGTTATAACCAATATTTTCGCATTCATATCCGGTATCATTGGATTGATTCAAGCCGTTTCAATGGTATATCAGACTTGGATAGCAACTGCCAGTAGCACACCCACCACCGCCGAATGGATTCAGTTGGTAATATTGGTTGCTATAGCAGTTACCAGTTATTACACCGGTAAAACTGGCGATGGCAAGGCGAAAGTCGAATAACTTAGGTTTTGTTTGAGACCAGTTTTACTCATTCTAATGTTATTAATCCCCGTGCGCTTACTTACGCTTGAGCGCACGGAAGGAGTATATATGACCGAGTATGAAGAATATAAATTGTGCGCAGACAAAACACTAAAGATTGAGGGTGGATATGTCAACGATGCAGCCGATGCGGGCGGAGCTACAAAATATGGGCTATCTTTAAACTTTTTAAAGAAATTGGCAGACACAGATAAAAACGGTTTTGTTGACGGTGATTTAAATAGAGATGGCGTTGTAGATGAGAAAGATATTCAACTCTTGACTCTTGACGACTATTATCGAATTATGAAACAATATTTCTGGGATACTATCCCTATGGATAGAATACCTGATATTGATGTCAAATGGAAACTCTTCGATTTAAGCGTTCATAGTTCTCCATTACAGTCCATTAAGATATTCCAAGAAGCAGTTGGGGCTGAACCGGACGGTATTATTGGGAATGAGACTTTAACACTTGCACGGCAACTGACAAAGGATAGTTTATTAATATCTTTTTCATATCAACAGTTAAGATTTTATAACGCTTCTATTATACATAGACCACTTAATTTTAAATATATGGCAAATTGGACGTGGCGTGCTAACCAACAATTGCAATAAATATTCAAAAAATAGTACTTGCTTTTGTCAGAAATGATTTGTAATATGGGACTAGTTATTCTAACGGATGGTAACTAAGCTGCGGCAACGGGAAGCCGTAACATAGTCCATCCCAAATGAGATAACAATTTCAGCAATGATTATAGTAACTCAGCTATTCCCGTCAGCTTGAGTTGCTGGTTAGGCAACACGTAGGGCTTATGGTTGGGTGCTTTGAATATTTCTCTCATCTTTTACTATCGGTGCATTGGGCAAAGGTTCTACGACAAATTTTGCTGTATTTTTTAGAACCCTTAAAAATTCTCTCTCAAAATCCGAGTCGGTCGCAGAACGATCAGCATATGCCTGTGGAGTATAAAATTTGTCAATATCCGTTTGATGGAGATTATCATATCCAAGATGAATCGCTATGGTTGAAAGCAATTCAAGATACACGTGAGCTTCAGCCTCAGTTTTACGGGGTTTCTCCGCAAGGAGATCGTAATAACGATGCCATAATTGGGTTATCTCCTTCTGTTTGGCGAACACAACATCAATTAAATTCAATGCTCGCACCCAATCCTTTTCAATGGGAAAAGATTTTCGGTTAGCCATAAGGGTGAAGAAAACATTTTTTTGGGCATCATATATTTGATGTCTTCGCTGTAACCAAACGGTGATAAGAACCGCAACAACCGGACTGATAATGATTGCCATGATTTCCATAATATTCTCGCGTGGAATAGTTGAAATGACTGAAATTGTTGTGTCCATTATACACCCACAGTCCAAATATTTGCAGAGATTGCATTTGTGGAAACAACCGTTTGCATATCGCCTAAATTTTGTTTAGGGACAACAACGATAAACGTTTTTTTATGTTGAGCCGAATTCGCGGAGAAAAGACGAAGTTGACTAAGCGTGTGTTCAATATTTATAGTATCTGCAACTTCAATTTCAAATATATAGTCAACATTATTGTATGTTGATGTAATGTCTGGTATATGACCGTCGCCCGTTACCTTCCAGTAAATTTCGGCTGGTTTGTTATAGTCTGGGATATCGGCGCAAATGTTTGTATGCCCCTGTTTTTTAATATACGAGACGACATCTTTTACCATTGAGTCATGTGTCATATTTGTTGCCCTTAATTGTGGAGATATATGGACATACCTTTAAAATTCCGTCTTGATGAACTTGTTGAACTTCCAACTGGCGGTGTATTCCCAATAATCCAAATAGTCGGAAGTTTTCGTCTTGGAACTCCGACTTGCGAGTTGAGTGAAAGTTATTTCGTCAACAATTTTTGGTACCATCCGTCTGATTTAATTAAACTCTCTCTTCTCTCTACCGTGTTGCCTAACGGAAGTTAAGTTGCCATGTTCTGGTCAACTTAAACGACGGATTAGAAAATAATCTCTTGCTATAACGATATAAATAGTGTACATTGGGACACGAACAGGCGGGATAAATCTATGACTACTATACTTCTAATATTAAAATCTATTGGTTCTCTTTTGGCTAAGATACCGACCATTGTTTGGGTGGCGGTTATTAGTTTAGCAATTGGTATAATCTGTACTAATTACTACAGAGATGTAAAACAAACCGAACGCGATAATGCAATGATTGCCAATGCTGATACCACACAAGTACCGCATACAATAACTCTACCTCAACCCAACCCTCCCCCAGCTATACAGGGTATAATAATACCGTCGGCAATATCTAGGGAATTAGCCGAATTACGCAAATCTAATCTTGAGAAAGATACAAAAATTGTACGTTACGATAGTATGTTAGTAGAACGCGAAAAACCCTATTCGATGGATTATGAGGATGATGTACAGAAGTTATCAGTAGTAACTTATCCGGTTGATAAAACCTTTTCTCCATTAATTGATTATAAGCCACAGACCATCCAAGTCCCACAAATAACACAAACACTGCCAACACCTAAATTGCCCTTCTATAAAACACCTACCGCAAGAGTTATCTATGGTGCTATCGGTGTTGCCTGTATCTACAAATCACAAAACTGCCCACGATCAGATAGGATATATTGGCAAATAGGCGGGGTTAGTTCGATTACGATAGGTATAGCATTGTAAAGATTTTAATCTGGATAGTAGAATATTTTATTCAGTTCTTTCGTGTTGATAGTTTCCCACGGCTTGCGGCATAAATCCTTTTTAAATGGCTTGTGGCGTTGTTTGTTTCGATAAGAGCAAGCCACATCTCGGTCTAACTTGCAATGGTTGCAATATTTCTTGTGGACACCTAATCTCTCTGGAAAAGTCGTTTTGCAACCCTTAGTTGCACAATGTATAATCTTACCAGTGAATCTTCTTTCGACGTATGCTGCCATTAGTTATCCTTTTCTTTTTATGTCAGATTTGGTATATATACTTTCGATGAGATAAACTATGAATGGCAATATTATAAACCAAGACCGCGTCTCGTGGATCACAATAGTTGTGAAAATTACCGGTAACATTGAAGCCATTAAAATAATTATACATTGATTTTGACGAAGGAAACGATTTTCATCGTTTCCTTTTGGCTAATGTCATTATCGAGCATAGACACTGTGTTGAGAACATTATAAGAATACACATTCTATAATCAGATTTCAACAACTTACTTATACATAATTATTTTCAGGGCGACAAGAATATAGCAGGTTCACATGTGAAATTAATTTCACTCTAAAACCCAGAAAACACGCTATAATACGGCAATTGTGAGGCAATTGGTTTATTATTACCATGCAACATGAAAATACATCTTGACTCTGTATTGTTATTTGGCTATTATATGAACAAATAAAGGAGGTTTTATGGCGATGGAAAACAAACAAAAAGACACACAGACGAAGGATAGAATTGGATGGGGTGTAAGAGTCCCATCTGTTTCTTTTCAACAGGCGATTGAGATTGCGAAAGCACTTTGCACGGTAGGTGGTATAGATGGTTCACTTGATGCCCTTTCTCAGGTCATCGGAAATACGCGAAGCAGTAGTTCATTTAGTAGTAAGCTTTCTGCTTTAAAGAATTTTTCCCTAATAACAACAATAGATAAAGATTCTTATTCCTTCACAGAATTAGGACGGAAAATTGCTATCCCAACTTCTCCATCCGAGGAGGGCAATTCCATAGCAGAATCATTAATGAAGGTGGAAATCATTAAGGCAATTTATGATAAATATAAAGGCAAAATGTTGCCACAAAAGAAATATTTAGCGAATGAAATTGGCAACCTTGGCATTCCCTCTTCAATCACGAATGTTTGGGCGGACTATTTTGTTGAAGCTGCAAATTATTCTGGTTTACTGCTTGCGAGGAGCGATGGATCGTATCAAGTGATGTCTTCAACAATCACGCAAACTAACCCAGAACAATCGACATCACAAAAGGAAGAACAACGAGAAAAGGTTAATAATAAACAAGGGCAAAACCAAGAGGATAAATGGAATCAACAGCCGAGTTTAGATGGATTTCTCGAATCTTCTAAATGGGGTACTTTATATCAACCTAAACTTTCGGGTAATAGAAAAGCAATTTTTGCTATTCCGGATGAGCTTACTCAAGAGGATATAGATCGAATTAAATCTCTTCTCAAGGGTGTTGAAATGGGTTTAGAAGGATTTAAAAAATATGACACAGAATAATAAAAAACCCGCTTCGATTGCAGTCGAAAGCGGGTATAATTAACAAATTGCATAAACTATTTAAATATGAAAGGATGGTTAAAATGAACCGCATTAGAGATTCATCATAAACCTTTCTACACTAATATAGCAGTGTAGAAATTAAGAAGCAAGGCGCGGCTTAGGTCGCGCCTTCTTCTTCCGTGGAGTCTTTAAGGGTGGTGGTACTTGAATAACTTTCTTCAGCACGTCCTTAAATTCAGCCTCATTTATCGAATAGGATGTATTGTCCTTTTTTGTCTGTTTTGGCATGTTCCTTTTTCTTCAATTTGATGAGTCCCTGTAGAGTAACCTTTTACCTTCAATCATATTAATTGCAACTTCCTTCATAGTCCAAAAGAAAAGTGGATAATAGATTAGCGGAACAATAAAGAGAAATATTGGATTAATATTCAAGCGTTTTCCGATCTTCGCAAACGTAAAAGATACCGCCAATAAAGTAACCATTGCCAATAATTGAACAATTAATATGGTATAACGTTTGTCAAAGATTATAGATATAATGGAACAAGCAATTGTATACAGAGGATTGGTAATACCCTCTACATATTCTTCATGATTCCAAACTAATCCATTACCATGTGAAAGATTCCAAGCATATCGCATAGAAATCAAAGCATCGTCTGCTATGGTATAATACCTCTGCCCATCTATAGCAATAAATGAGTTTAAATTAATAAACATACCAGCATAGATAATAAAGAGAATAGAAATAATTATGTAATATTTTTTCATGGGTCTATGTGATTGTTAAGCTAATATCGTTTTCTTCTCGCAGTTTATTAATCAAGTAACTACCTATTCTTTTGCGTAGTGCCGAGAATTTATTACCATTCATCGCACCGGTGATTGACGATGGGACAACATCCATTGCTATAGTTAAATCCTTCGGTCTAATATCTAATCGAACCATTGCAATTTTTATTTCCGTGACAGTAAGTTCATCGGGTAACTTTGAATATCCGCATCCGCAAAAACAGCAATATTTTTGATCTTCCATTAGTCATTCCCATTATTTAGTTTCGTTTTACCATCGGAGAGTAATTCATTTAAAGAATAATATATAGGTATTGCATAAAACTTTGCCATCTCTATCTCTCTATCTGCTCCAATAGAAGCCCCCTCTAGTCTAATTAAAGCATCGCATATCACAAGATATTGCATATCTAACGCAAGCCAATCCTCATAAGGTCTTGGGTTATTTATGTGTAGAAAATGAGACAGTAATGGGACATAAGGGAAATACCCGTGATCCATTAATTCATTTGCTAAATCCATTTGCCGTTTTACATTTTGTGCTACATCCCCGATAGTGTAGGGAGAGGATATGAATATCTTATTCATTGTTTGCGTTCCCCTATTATTCGTCCATTGAGTGGCTAAATATAATCCACGTTTTTTGATTCTTTCTGTTGATCTATTTCTCGTTCTCTTTCTTCCATTTTTCTTTTAGTTTCTTCTCGTCTCTGTAGTTCACTATCTGCCCACACACTTCGCATAAATAAGAAATCAAGCGTGCTGTTCTCTCCCCCCACTGTGTAGGCGTCCCACAATTCGGACAATGTGAAACTGTATTGTCCAACCCTGTTTTTAATAAGGCTTTCTGTCTTTGCTCGTACTTGGCTCTCATTCATAACCATCCTTTCACTTATTAACTGAATAGCCACATTTAGGACATTTTAAACAATTTACTACCTTACCACAGCCCACCATAGAAACAGTTACAACTTCCTTACTGCCGATAAAATCCGGTTTTCCGCCATAAGTAGGTATTAATGCAATACCTCTTTTTAACAGAACTTTGCAACGGGGACATTTACGCCTTATTATATTTTTATTATTTGACATGTGGTTAATTCCACAAATTATTAAAATATTTAATAAACAATTTTAACCCCTTATCGCATTTCCGGTATAATTCTTTTTTCTCACCCATATTCTCTAAATTATACTCACAATTCTGTAATCTCATATTTGCTTCAAAGCCAACGGCTATTTGTTCTAATATTGTCACCCACTTTTTATGAGACTTATTGAGAGAAATATTATCAGAATCTTCCCCGCACAATATGGCTGGTGTACCACATCCCTTGCCCAGTTGGCGTAACGCAGACGGCATCCACTCGTCGATATAATAATCTATACTCCATACATCACAATCGGCATATCCCCTCCATCCACGTTGAAAAAACCATTTAATATTCCGCGCATAAGAAACAATAACCGCATGTGGATGCGTTAAACAATGTTTCCAGTGATAAGGTAACGACCAGTCATCTATCATCACACTCTCCTCGTTTTAATGTTAATTTATGGATTGCTATTCCTTTGTTTATTATCCCCTTTTTGTGCGCAACTTATCCACACAAAGTTGACAGGGTTTACCGGGCGGCTCTATGATATGTGTGTTGCACTTCGGGCAAACATATTCTTCGCAACGTGTTCTAACTTGTAATTCGCAATTTGGGCAAGTGTGTAATTGTGTATCTTTCATAATCCGCTCCTTTTCGTTTACAACTTATATATTATATGATTTTATTAGTTGTCAACAAGTTGTCAACTCTTCTTTTTGTGCATTTTGTTTAATAACTTCATTTTCTTTTCGTGCTTTATCTGTGCTTGTTTTTCTTTTGCCTTAACATCAACATATCTTTTGCAGGCCAGATTTGAAATCGTATAAAACCCGCCACACTTGTTACATACCATTTGTTTGCGTATAACGCCTTGTGCAGAAACTCTTGTTAATGCAATTTTAACATTTGCTGAACCGCAACGCCCACAAGTCCACTTTTCGCTCTCGTCTAACACACCTGCGTGTGTTTGGACTGCCATGTGAGTTGCAAGTCTATGATATACCTTTTCAAGTAAAATAACATCTCGCTTGCAATACTCTATCATTTTATTTAAGGACTTACTGTTTTTATTTAAAACTATTTCCTTCCATAGGCTGAAATCCGTCTTTATTTTCCCACCCAAACCAAGAACTTCGCCCATATAGTCAAGTTTATTAGAATTAAAGTAAAGCCGTTTCTTGGAAAATGTTAATGTGTCTATTGTCTTCCAATGAGGGTTTGTAGTAATACCATAAATAACTGCTCGTGTTTTAATCCATGGTATGTCAAACCGATCAAGGTTTTGCCCGACAATCTCATCGGCTTCATTCATAACATTAACTATGCCCTGCACCATATTTTTATCGGATTGGTTTTTATCCCATTTAAAATACTTAACATCCTTTTCGTGTTCCCATTTGTAACAGATACAGATTATAGCCCTTTCCCTGACAATGTTTTGATAATCAATAAATATTTTGTAACCAGTACGCCAACTAAAAACTAAATTAGGACTTGTTTCTATATCCACAAAAAGGCGTTTCATTGTTTATCCTTTAGTTTGTTATGAAATATAAAATTCATAAAGTATATCTTCCAACTTCGTCGCTTTAAATATCTTACCGTTCCAATATTTGCGAAACTCTTTTTGGCTCTCTCGCAAATTATCTCGTTTGTCGGTTTTGAGTTCTACTAAAGCAGTTAGCATTTTATTCGACACCAACAAATCTGGACACCCACCGCCAATCTGTGATAAATCCAATACACTTAATCCCGGTATCTGTCTTAACTGCTTAACAATTTCTTTGTGGTTTGAATCGCGCCTATGTCTATTATTCATATTTCATCCTCAATTGGCGTTCTTATTGTTTGCCCGGTTTGCTTCAATTTTGATTCTTTGATGAAATCGTTTGCACCTTTTGACGCATTGCATTTAGAGTGCATCGCTTGTATATTCCATCGGTTATGCTGCCCACCAAGTGCGAGTGCTTGTTTGTGATCACCTACAGCATCCTTTCTTTGCATATACTCATTACAACGTGGGCAAATTCCATCTTGCTTTACATAGGCTTCATCTATCCATTTTCTTGGTATTGGCTTGCGCTTGATTTTTTCACATCCTGAATAAGTTTTTTTAAGTAAATATTTGCGGCACTGTTCCCGAACTTCTTTAATACCGATAAGTTCTTCTTGCTGGTTTAGATATTCTAAAATTGAATTTGTTTTCAACATATCTACTGTCTCCCCTTTAATGGGTATTGTCTTCATAAGGATATAACCTTATTTCAGTATTTAAATAATAAGGATAAAGCCTTGTTCTCTTCACCTGCACTTAGTACAAAGGTGCAGTAATTTAGATTCACCCTTCATTCGGTGTAGGTATAGAAATATTAAGTTCTGTCGCTGCAAACCGTCTAATATTTTCAGCATACTCTTCAAACTGCTTAGTCGTTAATTTTGTAGTGCTGGCTTTCTCAATCTCTCGTTCTTCGTTCCCAATCAATATACACTTTCTTTCTGATAAAAACTTTTCTTTGAAAAATTCGTGAACTTCTTCGGGGGTATAACCAGTTGTTTCTGAAATCAATTTGCAAATAGTACTCCAGTAATAGGCGTTCTGTTGATTACTGCGTTTCCCTCTGCCTTCCTTGACTTCAACAATCACATCTCCCGATAGATCACGCAATTCCTCTTGAAAGATTTGTGGGTTATTGAGTTTGAGTTTCCCATTCTCTACTTTACCGAGTCCATACATAGAACGCATTGTTTATCCCTTCTATTATTCTTTGCCAACTTTCTTTTGCTTGGATTGCATTTCTCTTAATATTTTTTTGATTCCATTTAGTTCATATCCTATACAGTATAAGCAAAGTGCAATTAAAAAAAGACATGGAACTATCACCATCATATTGGTCATATTGGTTCTCTCCCCGTATATTCTTTCATTCGTTCATTAAAGATTGCTTCTGCCCTTCGATAAGCAGCTAATCCGGTTTCAATACCTTTAAGCTTTTGTTTGAATGGTTTAGTTTGGGTTAGGTCAAGTTCTAATTCCTGTTTTTCAACTTCGACTGGAATATATTTATGCGCAGATAAATAGCGATAATTCAACCATCTATACCACTCCGCCAATGACATCCCACGTTGCAATGCGATTCTTGCGGTAGTTTCCTTCAGTTCTGAAAATTCGTCAAAGTGAATCGGTTCTTTTTTCTGTACCGATAAATGGGTACCTATTTTTTTCTCTATTTCGGTAAATTGCTTATTGCGTTCTTGTTTGGGCATTTATTGTCTCCTGTTGCTTATACAGTAGTTGGGTTGTCACCGCCTAAAATAGTTCTCGTTGTCTTAATCGGTCTATGGCAATTCTACAATACTTTTCAGAAATCTCTATGCCTATCGCTTTTCTACCAAGGCGTTTTGCCGCAACCAATGTTGTCCCGCTTCCCGCAAAGGGATCAAGAATTATTCCAGTTGTTTCGCTTATTCCAATACACCACTCAATCACGCGGAGTGGTTTTTGTGTGGGATGTCCAACACGTTCGGCGTTTGTCGACGAGATACTACAAGTAATCAGTTTCGTATTTTCATCTCTGTTTGTCCAAGCCAATTCAAAATTTCCCATGCTCGGCGGTGCGTCTGGTTTATACCAACACAACCATCCGCGTGATATTGGCAACGGATAATAATTCCCGCCCCAGATGATTTGCGTTTGTCCGTATTTTAGAACCATATCAATGTCAATTGTTCTGTTATCCCAGTCCACTGGCTTTGCTCCTGCCAAGCGTTGCCATTTTGTTGGTTGCGCCGCAAATCCAATTCCGAATGGTGGATCAGTCAAAAGAAGGTTTGCGCTCATAGGCTCAAGTAGCGGCAAAACGCGAGTACAGTCAGCATTGTATAATATGATGCCATCTTCTTCGTAGATAGGTTTCGGTAAGCGGTGCAACCCAACCAGCGGCTCAAACGTGACTGAATGAGCCTTAGACGAATCTTCATTGATAAATGCAGTGCTCATTAAAACTGTTTCCTCTCCGCTTTACAGGCGGGGCATCTCCAACTAACAAATATCCAGTGTTGTAATCGTCCATACCAAGGCCAAGAACGCTTTTTGTCCGCGTGTTGCGCTATAGCCATTAAACTTCCGAACTCCATTCTTTCCATCTTTTCCTCCGCACTGCATTTATTAGTTTTAAGTTTATTCAAATTCTCGTTGCAGCAGTTTAGCCGCAACCGTTAGGCGGATATTTTTTGCGCGAAAAGCCCGTCTTGCATTGGTGGCAAAATACCCTGAGCGCAGTTCAGGATATGCAAGGCAAGTTCTGGCTCAATACAGTTGTTTATCAACGTTCTTTTATCTCCATCGTATCCGTGAAAATCATCTACCCATATTCCTTTTTCGTGCATCTTTACTTTTAACGTCATTCCCCTATCGTTCCGTATTTTATTGTTTTCCCCTGTATCCGTTATCTTAAAGTTACTCCAAAAGTAATGCCTTGCGGTTTCCTTTGGCGGTATCAATGGATCATAGTAACTCTTTACATTCTCGACAACCCATTTAGAATTGGCAAAATGTTTCAGCAACAATATTTCCTCGTATAATTTCATATCGGGATATTTAACTTTTACGCCCCTTACATTATGTAAATGATTCATCCTACTATGTGTCGGGCAAGGTGGACTACTCCAAATGAAATCGTATTCCGTAAAGTGTTCCAATAGGTACGCGTGTGCATCGGTTACTATCACCTTGTCATTTGGGAAGAAGTCTTGGTATATCTTTGCAATCTCTGGATTCAATTCCACCGCCGTTACCTCAACATTTTGCCAAAGTTTTCTATTGCCACCAATGCCAGCATAACAATTCAAAATCCTCACGCGCAAAAAATACCGCCTAACCAAGCACTCAATTTGACCGGATGAGCGTGTGTGCAATTAACCGTTTTATTATATTTTTTTAGTATCGGCATTTGTTGTTATTCAATCTTTCGTCTGCGGCAAATTAGTGCCACCGTTATACCGACAAAAACCAGTCCGGTCTTGGGAATCTATCGGTAAAAGTTATTTCGGCACATTCATCCTCATCAATTTCATAAGCATCATCCCAGTATTTTTTTAGGTCTTCACCTTTTGGCAAGTAGGCTATTATTACCGCGTATGAACCATCTCCCGCCTCTCCACTACACCACCAAGGATAGTGCTTGTTGAAAATTATCGGTCTATAATCGTCAACGCTCTTTGTGTAAAACCTGTATCTTACCCATGTAGGTTTTTGCGGTATAACCAAGTTGCTCAAACTGACCGGATCAAACCTTCGTGGTTTAGTCCGTATTGTTAATGGTTTCTTTTGATTCGACATTGTTCATCTCCTTAAATTTTCCACCGGCAGTTTAGCAACCATCCGTTAGGTTGCGTGTGGCACTTGTAATCGCTGTAATAACACCTTCTTTATTTCTGCGACCGTGAGTTGTGCCGCTTGCATTGAAACGATGTTAGCCCCTCCCGTCATCATCGTACCAATCCGTTTTGATCTATTTTCCATTATGTCGAGTAATCTATCAGAATCATACTCTTCCCACCGTGCCACACGCTCAGAATCTTGCGGCTTTTCTGCAAACTGGACTACATTTGTGTTTTCCATAATCTTGTGCTTTCTATAAAATTTAACATAACCAACGCTTCAAGTTTGACCGAATAAGCATACTGCAAAATTCAAAGAGCAAAACGCGCTCGGGTTTTCCGCTGTATAAATATGGCAGATAGAAAGTAATGTGCCATAATCACTCAGATTCATAAATATCTATACCGTTGCTGTTTTGTGAACAAGTTCTCGAATGTCCACCATTTGACCATCCACATTCATCGCACTTTTCTTCATCCATACTTTCTGTATAACACTGTGAACATACTGCATCGCCATTGTTCCCATTGTTTATTTCATCGTCTAAGACTGCCTTACCACATCCAGTACACCGCTGTGCCATCTTTCCCTCGTCTGTTTATTTGTTAAATAAAATTACCGCACTAACCATGATCTTGTTTATCTCGTCTGTCCAAAATTCACGGTCTTCTGTAAATAAATTGGGATATTTATTTACAAACTCTATAGCCATACTTTTAATCAACCCCATTTTTCCATTGCAATCCTTAATTGTTATAATCTCTTTGCTATTCATTTTTTCACCCTCCTTGTCCAACTACTTTTTCCACCAATTATCCACGCGGCTGCTAATAAAAACAATAAGAAAGCAAAAATAATAAAATCCTCTTCTAACTCTGTCATTTTTTCCTCCATAAGCGTTTTGCTTTTTATTAATTAAATTCAACCATTTCGTTGCGGCAACTTAAGCGTAACCGTTGGGCGGACGGCATCTATTTATAATATTTTCGGTAAGTAATACCACGCGCAATCACCTTGTCCGAGTCGTTTACGTAATATTCTTTACCAATAGCATTTGTGATTTCAACACCACTACCGAGTAAGTCCGAGTTTTGACAGTTATTAAAAATTGCGTATAGTGCTTGTGCTTCCTCTCTTGTTTCAACCGTTATTTTAATGTCAAATGGCTCAAACGATAATTGCGCGTTGCTTCTTACTGCTTTCATGGTCTTTCTCCTCAAAAAGGAATGCCGCCGCCCAACCAGCGGGTCAAGTTGACCGAACCAGCCAAGTGCGATATTCCGTATTTATTTGATATGTTAATTAGGTTCGTCATACTGCTTTATTCTAAATTTATTCATCGGCAACTTACCCGCAACCCGTTCTGTTGTCACTCGCTCGCGTTGCACGCTCCATCATTTCAGCATTCAGTCTGTCTATAAGTAATTGCACTTTGATACGTGCATTGTACGCATCCGTCGCTTCACCTGTAATTAATAAATCTCTAATTTGTCCCAAGTATATTAACATTCCGGCTTCTTTCATTTCTATTTCCTTTTTATCGCGTGCAAAAGATTCGCTCTCTCGTAAACGGACAACAGAACGACGCGCGGACTGGTGTCCTTGGTTCTGTAATCTGCACATCGCTTCGCTCGTGCAACAGAACCAGCGGATCAAGCAGACGCGAACCAACTGTAAGCCAGAAGCAGGCTTCCGTTGCGCGCTGCTTATCCGCGCGTCGTTATACCGACACGCTCGCCCTTCCGCTCGGCAAACGGTAATAGCACTTCAATGCAATGTTGTATAGCATTTTGTTGTCATCAAGTAATCGTCTTTTATGTAGCACTTTTGCCTCGCGTGTTTTGTGTACATACGAAATCTCGTTTCCATTATATCTGTATCTGATTATTCCAGCATAGGATGGTATCTCAACGCTCCACTCTTCAGGAATAACATACCAGAATTTATTTGTGCGTTTACCGTCTTTTATTAGTTCGTGCTTTCTTAGATCGCCATCCTTTTTTGTGAAGTCCTTTTTGTAATCTAATAATGTTCGCTTCACTTCGTATTCATTTGTCAATCCGCTCCCCGCTACAGAGAACACATCGCACTCCCATCTGTCGATATAAAAATTCTTTAGCACGAACCTGTTTTGACGGTTAACCAAATAAATTCTTAGCTTTTCCTCGATAAGGCTCGCGTGCGGTATAACACGGCACTCAAGCGCGACCGGATGAGCTTCGGTACATTCTTCCGTTTCTTTTATAGTTTCTTCTTGTATCGGGTTTAGTACGTTATTCATATTTTTCTTTTCGGCGGCTTAGTGCCCATCCGTTAGGGCGACAAAAACTTCTCCGCTTTTTTAATCGCTCTACGTCCTTGTTTTACATTAAATATTTCATCACCATCCCACTCGTTGCAACTTCCGTCGTCCTTTGCATTTAATGGCATTCCAGATTGTTCGTAGTATCTCACAAAACTATTAAGGGCATATCTTAATTCCTCAATAAGTTTTTGCGCCCTAACCAGCGGCTCAAATCTGACTGAACCAGCCCTTTTCGTTTTCCCATTGATAAATGCAGTGCTTAGTAGTCTAATAACCTTTTTTGTCCGGTCGTATTCTTTGTCAATGAGGTTCTGTTTTGCTTCTGGGCTTAACCCTTCAAAGTCACTATTTTGGAAATCCTCCATTAGCTGAATTACCTTTGGTATGTTGTTAAGTTTCTTCTCAAGCCATTTTACATAATCGCCGCCGTAAGTATATACTTTGTTGTTTCTATTGGTGAATGCGTATGGCTTTTCGCCAGTCTCTTTTTCAAATAACTTTTTCGGGTTCATTTTTCCTCCGCACTGCATTTATTTGTTTTAAGTTTATTCAAGTTCTCGTTGCAGCAGTTTAGCCGCGACCGTTAGGGCGACAAGCCGGAAGACCTATCGCCCGAACATTAGTTCATTCTGGAAAGAGTTCAGTAATTATCTGGGTAAACTGTTTCTTCCGACGTTCGATGAGTCCCAGTTCATCAAACTTGTCTGCTATCTTTTCCAAGTTTAGCTCAGGGGAAGAAGATAGCGTCGTTATTTCATTCTCCAGTGTTGCGATTTTTTCCTCGATCTTAGCAACCGTCAACTCCGCTTGCTTTTTCGCCGTGTTTATCTTAATTGGCAGAAGTAATGCGTCCTTGTCATCCTGTTTCATCGAAAGGATTTCTTTGTATGGTGTCAGTTTCATATATCCTCCAAGAGTAAAAGTTTTTTGTTTAGTTGTTTATTTTCTACGCTGTGTCCTCTGTATCCTTCCATAAATCTAATCTCCGTTTCGATATGTCCTCCGCCATATCCATTATAATTTTGCCGAATATCCATAACCGATTCTGGGTATTCATAAAGATTTTTTCCTATCTCTCTTATTTTGTCTGTCAGGTCGCTCATTTTCCTCCTTTCCGGCTTGCGCCCTAACCAAACGCCCAAGCTGACGGAAATAGCTCGGTACGCTTAGCCGTATTGTTATTGTTTTTATGGTTTCGAGTTCCGTCATAAATTTAAACATTCATCATCCGCAGCTTGGCTAAACCGTTAGCTTGTCAGCCCATTAAATAATGGCATTGGTTTATCTATTCGCTCTGTGGTTAATTTGCAATACTCTTTTGCGGTGTCGATACCAACAGAAAATCGTTTCAAAAGTTTTGCCGTCTTCATTGTCGTCCCGCTACCATTGAAGCAATCCAAAACTATATCACCTTTGTTGCTCCAAGAAAGTATATGGTCGTTTGCTAACTCTTCCGAAAATGGGGCGGGATGCTCGTTTTCTCCGCACACATTTTCTTGGCTTGCCGTTTTCATATACCAAATATTATTCCTTAATCCGTTCTCTGCATAAGTAATTCTATCCTGTTTCGTGTGTTCCATTACTCCGCTTGCCGTCCTGACTGTTCCCTTGCCAAATCTCTGTGTCCATTTGTTTTTCCGGTCTTTCAATCCGTTGAATGTTTTTGGTTGTCCCTTACTAAGCACAATCATATATTCAAAAATCTGATGGTATCTATTCGTTGATGGGTTAGACGCTCCTGGCTTTTCCCAAATCATTGTATCGTGTATATTCCAGCCGCATTGTTCTCGGAAGAATATTTTCTGTTTACAACTTGTCAAGGTTTCCGATCCGTCAATGGTTGCGTCGTTTACTACCCATACGACAACACCGCCGTCTTTGGTTACTCGATAAAGTTCTTTCGCAATGGTTTCAAAATCGAATGTGAATCCCTTATAGGTTCTCAGGTTGTCGTATGGGGGCGATGTTACCGTAAGGTCAATACTATTGGCTGGTATTAACGGCAAAACTTTTGCAGAGTCACCGCAAAAGAGTAAGGCGTTTTCATCGGCATAGTAGGGCTGCAAGCTAACCAACCGCGCAAGCTGACGAAATGGGCTTTCGGTGGTTTCTTCCGTATCAGTAATGGTTTTTATGGTTTCGGGTTCAGTGTTCATTTAAGTTTTCGTTATTCGCAGCTTCGCTAAATCGTTATACGGTAAACGCTTTCAAATCAAAGGCGGCAACCGCTTCTCGTTTTTGCGCTAAAATCACAGGTAAAAAATATTTTCCGATTTTCCTCATAGGCGTTTAACGTTTTTATAACAACATTCAAAGTTCACTGCACCGCAGTTTAGTGCCCATCCGTTATACCGTCCCGCTCTAAAAGACACGGGACGATAGACAAATTCCTAACTGCTTTTCTTCGACTAATTGCTCTACTAACTGCCATCTGTTTGCTTTCGTTGCGTTCGTTGCCCTGAACAATACGTTTGCCTTAATAGGCTCTCATTGTTATGTTATCGGGCGTTCGTTGCGTTCGTCGCGTTGTAGGACTGACTGAGAGACTGATTGCGAATACTTTGCAGTTCTGTGCGCTTTCTCATTTTCCTTCACCTCCTTTCGTTTCAAATCCGTTACAACTCTCTAACCAAGTAGGGTCAAAGTTTATCGGATAGTTGAACCATCCGTTTTTTCTTCCCCACTCATTTCCTGTTACACCTAATCCGTTGTCGAATGTTTGCAATCCTAAATCCATGTGTCTTCCGGCAGACATTATCGCAATCAGTTCCGCTAATGGGTTGTCTGACATATTCTTATTGTTCGGGTGTTTGCAACAACTGTGTGCACTTCCCGCAACTTCCCCTCTGTGTTTGCAATCATAGCAGTTAGGAATTTGTTTTTTCGCGGGCGGTATAACCAAGCCATCAAGCCGACCGTCTGAGCCTTCGGTTTTTAACTCCGTATTATTTGTAGTTTCCATAGATTCGATCTTTCTATAAAATTAAAGTTTTGTTCAACGGCGGCTTATGGCAACCGTTAGCGGGGCAAAAGTTCCGCAAGAATCTTTTTATCATTTTCAAATTCGGCTACAAGGTCTTTATCGGTGTCGTCCAGTTTTTCTATTCTGTCATTCAGTTCGTTTATTATTCCTTCAATAAATTTTCTCGTTATTCCATCAACACATAACTTTTGCCCGCTAACCAGCGTTTCAACCTGACGGGATGGGCTTGGTGCGTTAGTCGTTGTGGCGGTTGCTATCAGTTCTTTAATGTTCGCCTTAAGCCACTGTCTGTCCGCTAAACTTAATTCAGCATCCCCAATACTGTCAAACTTTTTTATTAGTTCGTCAACAGATACATGTTCTAATCTCATCTTTGCAACCGCCTTTCTTTATATTATTTTGAAAGTTATCTACGCCCGCAGGTTAAACGCGATCCGTTCGGTGGACAGGCACTTACTCGCCTCCGCCAACAAAACGTTGCCTCAATAACCTTCTTAATAGTTGTAATTGTTCTGGGTATAGATAAATAAATCCTTGGCTTTCCCCAGACAAACTCATTGCTCCATTTTTGAAGCGGGTCATCGTCATATTATTTTCGTTATACCCGCCCATTTCTCCATCGTCTCGATAGGTTATTTCGGCAACCATCTCGTCGGGCTTACTTGATGTAGCACGAATGATTCTGGAAGTAATTGTATGTTTTTCGTGTGCCTTGTTATAATTATTTACTGCCTGTTGTCGCGTGCAACCCTTTTTCATATACCCACGTATTTCTTTTTCTTTGGCGTTCATTCCCTCTCCTCAAAACGTGCCTGCCACCGAACCAACGCTTCAACCTGACGAAAATAGCGTCCGGTAGTTAAGCCGTCTTTTGTTGTTAGTTTTTTTAGTGTCGTCATATTACGTTATTCAAATTTTGTTCATTCGCAGGTTAAGCGTCAACGTTAGGTGCGCCTCACTCCGTCTACACAACCAAAGTTCGGTTCGGTATATAGTCCGTCGTTGTTATCCCCGCCACCCACAAAGAATCTACCATCGTAATTATGGCAAGGTCTACTGTGTCTATCCCACTCATACCTTTTCTCAGCCCAATACTTACATTCGGCGCACCTAACCACGGTATCAAGCTGAAACGAATCAGCACTGGCACTTTTCCCCGCATCATTAATGGCTTTTTCTTGTTCCGGCATTTTCTATTTCCATAATTTTATTTTAGGCAGCCTACCTGCGACCGCTAGGCGGACGGCGGAACAGTCCAATAATCAAACTCTCCATTTGCGTGTACCTCGGCATGATCTTTGTCCATTTGCTTTGGTTCGTAATCAGACCAGCAACTCATAAATCCAGCTACGAATGCTTTGCGTAGTTGTTCTTCACCGCCGCCTAACCCGTCGCTCAAGCCGACAACGCAAGCCGAGTTTTCGTTCTGTTCAGAAAGTAACTTATCCATCACAACCCGTATAGCATCGTGAAATCCGTGTTGATAATTATCAGTTGTTTGATAATCGGGTTTTATTTTTTCAAGCCATATCAATACCTTTTTCATTTTGTTACCATTCCTTTTTTGTCTCTACTTTTTTCTCTCGCTATTGCTAATTTTTTCATTTTAGGTTGTAGATCACTGTCAAGATATGACTGATAATGTTTGTGACAGATAGACCAATATCCAGTATCAAACCAACACACTCCACCACTACAACTCTCTTCATCACAGCCGTCAACATCGCACATTCCCCAGTATGGATATTTTTTACTTTTCATTTCTTATTCTCCAATTCCCATATTTTTGCATCTGCCATAGCTTGTGCTTCATCAGCTCGACCTATTAATACCATATCTCTTGTTCTTATGTAAAAATATCCCTGTATGTTGATAATGTTAAAATTATCCCCAGATACAAAAATTTCTTGTAAATTAAAAGCTGCATACCATTTATCAACAATATAAGCAATCACTTCGTCCTCTGCCTCGATTGTATAATATCTAATCATATCAATCGAACAATCTTTTCTTGGCACTGGTTCGGGCAACCATTTACCGGCAATTTTTATCCACACACAATCACTCACTTCTTGCTGAATACCAAGTTCTTTCAATCTCTTGGATTGTTCAAGCGTTGTATAGTTATTTGGGTTCATTTTCTCATCTCCTATAAATAATGGTGATTATTATCAGGGTCATTCTCCCCGCCCGATCTATTGAAAGGTCGTATTCACTTTTTCTGTTCATGACCATACTCAAGGTTTCCGTTGCATAATAACCACCACGTATAATATCTCCTATAAACTATTTTTATCTTCATCCATTAATGTGCCGGTGAAATCAATACATAGGATAGGGACACAAGTCCTATAAATAGTTTTTTCATAAAATTCCTCCCCCGAGGCATAATAACTATCAGAACAACGCACACTATCATTAAGCATAAATACAAACTTATATTTCATCACTTGCTTTTTGGGCATAGTAAGTGTTTCTTCTTTTTGACCGAGGAAAGTCCAGCCCGGTTCTTTAGAAAACATACTATCTTCCAGAGAATGTGCTTCAACGCTCATTATACTCCCAACTGGGTTTTTATATTTATTTACTAACATAGTATTTCTCCTATTTAAATAGATTTCTCTGCGTTGTTTCTTTTCTTAAACGCCACAATGTTCACATACTCCAAATGGTTGTCTGGGTTTCTTACAATTATCACAATTAATCATTATGGGTTTGTGTTTAATTTCTTTTTGTCTCGCCACGGGTTTGTGAAACGATCCAAACTGTTTTAAAAAATACGTGAAATGAAAGCCCCTATTTTGTCTTGCAAAGTCATCTTTAAAGAACCCCGTGAGTTGGTCTTTCCAAGAGTCTATATCTGGATAAGATGTTATTATTTCGCCGGTTTCTTCATCGTTATATTTAAAGAACTGCATTGCCCTCATACAAGCACCGTAAGGCAATGGATTTTTTTTGCCGCATTCTTTCTCAAATTCAATATTGAATAAATGCACCAAAGCGACTCTCTCATCTTTCTTTTTAACATCCTCTTTTTCTATTATTCTAAGTTCTGTTTTCTTTTCCATTGCATTCCTTACCCATTATATCCAGTGATGTTACTGGTTATCTGTAAAAATCAATATGTGCTGATTCTATAAGTATTAATCAGTTGACAATTTTTGACTTTTACCAAGCACAAACAGCATTGCCGTATCCAGTCCATATCTAATCGGCTCACAAGAGTTTTTACTTTGCAGCATCACTGTCGAGGGTTCACAGGGTCGGCGATTGCCCCCACTGGTATCTTGTGTCTGTATATACTCACTCGTTTTCATAATCTGCCCCAAGGGTAAAAACGTAAAGAAAAGACCTTGGCATATAAATACAAAAAGGGTAGCCCGCCACTCTTCAGTTGAGAAGCCGGACTGACAGATGTCAGAAAGGTTCTGAAAATGTACGGGCTATTTTGTTTTCGTGGGTTCATCTGTTGTCCTACTTCTCTATACAAACGTAACACTTACTTACCACAATGTCAAGAGAAATATTAAAAATAAAAGCTATCGGTTGCACAAGGTATTACTTTATGATACTTTATGTTATGTACCGATTAATTGGTACCAATAATATATTTTGCAAAGTTAAGTTACTGATATTAAACAAGTTAATAGACCCGTCTGCTTAGTAAGTAGTTAGCAGGACAAAAAGTCCTCTGCTTCCTTTATAAGTTTGACTGCTTCATCCTGCCAATCTTCAGCTTCTTCTAAGTATATTCCAAATTGCCAAGTTAATGGTGCGGATTTGCCGATAAGAGAAATAAATTTACCAAGTAAGACTTTTTACCCGCTAACCACGTTGCTCAAGTTGACAATGCCAGCCGAGTTTTCTTTTTGTTCGGAAAGTTCAACGTATCTATTAAGGAATGTCTCTGTTTGTCGTTTATTTATTCTTTCTTCTGATGGAGAACCGTCATAGTTATACTGTTGCTTATCCGTTATATAATTCCAAGACCGCTCAAATATCTCTTTATTCATATTTACATCCTTTCGTTTAGGTATTGCAACTTAGCAACCATCCGTTAGAATCCACCACACGCTTTTCTACATATATATACTTTTGTATATAAAGTTATTTCGTAATTATTTTAACATCTGCACACGCAGATAGATAAACGTGTTCCCCGTCTGCATTAATACATAACGAATAGAAGCCATCGGTATGAGAAAAAAATAAAATTTCATCTTTGCCAATAGGCAGAGATAATGGGGGAGTGTGTATGTTTTTAATAACTTTAATTTTCGTGTTGTTGGGGACATTATATAGTTTCATAATTATCTCTTTATTTTTGTACACCAAAGTTACCCTTGAAATGGTATTATGGTGCTAAAAAATGTAACACCCAAAAGGGGCGGTTGTCTCAGGTCGATCAATGTTATCGTTCCCCAAACTCTGTTCCGTCTGAGCGCGCGAATCAAGCTAATTGTTCGTAAACCTTAGCGACCATTGCCCCCAATGAACAACCGCCAAAAAATTAAATTAAAAAGGTGTTGTGAATGGATCGTTTCCATCAAACAACGCTTCAAGATTAACTTGCGTTCCGACAATGATATTTCGTATTTCATCGGGCAATGCTTTAGGCGGGATAGGCACTACTGAATATTCTGTCGCCAATCCCTCACCCTTTTTAGATATTACAATATCATAATTTAAAGGAGTTCCCCAGTCGTCACTTTTAGCAAGTGCTTCAATAGACTTTTGAATGCCCTTTTGCGTTATTTCAAGGATCGTCAATTTGTTTGCTTTATAATCCCACGCCAACATAGCCCAAAAATGCTTGATTGGTTTTTCCGAATCAATGGGTGCTTGTGGTTTTTCTTGCATTCTAAAGCGAATGGGTTTGTTATCTTTCCAGTCTTCCCATCCGACAATTGGTTTTGAAACAATCCGCACCTTGTTATCGCCTTGTTGAAGTTTTAAATAATTACTGCTTGATGGTACCGTGTAATCTTCTGGCATAAAATCTCCGTTTGACATTATATTGCTCCTTGTGGTTAGTGATTAAAATAATGGTTGTAATCGTTTGTAAATAAATTCTGTACACTTGCAGTCATCCAAACACTTTGTTTGTCGTTCTTCTTTTGTCAATAGGTGGATAGCCTTGCCTGAATCTTTGGGCGGTTCAACCCCGAATATAATAGCCCACTCTTTCAGTGTTCCCTTTGGGTTAGCCCCAAAGTTGGTTAATATTTCTCGGCAATCAAAGTGCCACGTTGTATCATATCTTTTTGTTGAAAAGTTTGGTATTGGAACTCCAAGAATTGCTGCACGTATTTTTAAGAACGGTACATCAAAGTTCTTGCCATTGAATGTAATAAGTCTTGTGGAGTCATCTTTGGCTATGTCACATAAAAACTTAAACATTCCCTGTTCGGTGTCTTCGATATATGTTTTTACATCTTTACAGATAATCCCTATTCCAAGAACACGTCCGGTCATAGGAGAAAGTGCAAACCCTTCGGCTATTTCTTCCTGTTTGCTTTTAATATATTCATCCTCCTTGTGCGCTTTAATAGCGGTCTGAGTAGGTTCAATCTTGCCATATAGTTCCCGTGCAAGTGCATCGGGTATTTCGCAAGACATTGTTTCTATGTCTAAGACCATTTCAATCATTTTTCATTCTCCTAAAATACTGGTATTGGTTTAATAAATTCTCTGCTTATGTGTATGTTGTCAAAACGATAAAGACAGTTATGCTCGTAATGCAACGTTCCACAATTAGAACATTTGTAAGATTTCTGATTAGGCAAGTCAAGTTCAATAGTTCTAACGAGTGTGTTGCCACACAGCCCACACACAGATAATCCGATAACTTGGTATATTTCTTCGGATGCCAACATTTTATTTCTCCTAATGTCTTACATTGGGATTAAAGAGCGGTTTGTATTCTCGCTCATCTTCGTCGTTCTCAATAGCATTCCAGCGTTTGACAAGTTCTTTTGCCAGTTCAATGGCTCTTAATCTGTCCGATTCGTGTAACTCACCGTCGAAACCAAATCCCGCTAAACAGGCGGCAATCCTCGTTCCTTTTTCATCACAAATTAAAGTTTCCGATTCTACGTGTAATAACATTTTATTCTCTGTCGTCGTTTAGTTCTTCATTGTCTGGTTCATATTGTTTGGGAATATACCGCCATTTGATATACGCAATACCTAAACCGATAAAATATAGACCAATACCAACCAATAACACCCAACAAATAAATTCAAATGTAGTTAAAGTTTCAAGCAGGTTCATTTTATCGCCTCATTGATTAATCCAATTTCTTTTAAATCTTTTTCGCCAACAATTTTACATCTGAATACTCTAAACTTACCATCTGTCGCCGTGGGAATTGCGGCAATGTCTTTTGCTGTGAACTCTGCAACTAAAATTCTGTGCCCTTGTTGCCATTCTCTCATGCACCAATCAAGTGTCGCCAAATTGATACCTTCAGCACAATGAGTAGCTTCGTCGGTACTGGCTTCTTTTACTTCATAACTTTCACCAATTTTATAAGTTATACCACCATTGAACGGCGCTAATCCGTCTGCTTTAACTAATTTATATGCACGTATTTCGCCGGTTTGATCTAATAATATTCTTAGGGGTGTGCATAAATTTTTATTTATACCGTCTGCGCCTCGAAGGTCTGCGCCTTGAAGGTATGCGCCTCGAAGGTCTGCGCCTTGAAGGTATGCGCCTCGAAGGTCTGCGCCTCGAAGGTCTGCGCCTTGAAGGTCTGCGCCTTGAAGGTATGCGCCTCGAAGGTATGCGCCTTGAAGGTATGCGCCTCGAAGGTCTGCGCCTCGAAGGTCTGCGCCTTGAAGGTCTGCGCCTTGAAGGTATGCGCCTCGAAGGTATGCGCCTTGAAGGTATGCGCCTCGAAGGTATGCGCCTTGAAGGTATGCGCCTCGAAGGTCTGCGCCTTGAAGGTCTGCGCCTAGAAGGTATGCGCCTCGAAGGTCTGCGCCTTGTTTGCTTGCTACTTCTATGCAAAGTTTTAAAGATTCAGTTTCTAATGAGAACAAAACAGAACCAGACCATCTATTTTTTATTTCAAATTTCATTTTCTACCTCACTTTCGTCTAATACTTCGGTTTCATCTTCCGGTTCAATTGCCTGTAAAAGAAAACCGCCAAGCCCTTCGTTCTCTTCCATTTTTAATTCTCCTATTTTATAAAATGATGAATGAGTATTGCAAGCGAGACACCCAAAGCAACCCCTACAATTCCGATTAATCCTAATGGCTGTCTGACTGAATCTTTCAATGTGCTATTATCGCAGTCATCCCATCTCTGACAATCAAGCGAGCAATAGCGGCATTGGGATGGATCGAATTTATGAGATTTCATTTAGATACCTTTTAAAATATGTTCCATCTCATAACGACCAGCGGGAAGGGCAAGTAACCGTTATTCGTTTGTATTGATGGAACATGGGTTTTCATTTTATACCGTCCTTGTAAATCTTATTTATTAGTTGCAAAATATTGATCTAGTGCCCTACGGATTATTTCCGCCATGCTTATGCCCTGCTTCGCTTTTGTCTTCTCAAGTTTTTCAATTTGTTGTTTGGGAAGATAAATCTGTTTGATTGACATTTTTTTTGCAGTGTTCATATTATGAGACCCTTAGTTTTGTGATATGCTATTATAACTATAATTATATTATAAGTCAAGTTAAATCTGCATATCAGTCAAATTAATTTAATTCGTCTTTGCGTCCCTGTTTCTATTGCTTCCAATACACAGACAAATGGTGTCTCATACTGTTATCATGTTTCATAGACCAAAATTGTACTATGTTTTTCTGCCCGGCAGACATTCTGCCAATGAATCTATGTACAGGAATATTTTGTCCAAGGTACTCTTCGGTAACATTCTGACATATCCAGCTTCCGTTGGGTTGTCTTACGCTATCCTTTAAATAATAGCCCACGCTGTCGATGTTGTAAGCTGTTGTATTGGTTATAGTCCAGCGTATAATCCAAGAATATGGATTGACTAGCGTTGTATCGAGATTAACGCACGTTATTGCGTTCGGTGATGCGATTTGCTGCTGTTTCTCATCTTCGGTCGATAGTGGGTTATCGCTTTTTTCGCACCCGAGAATGAGAAGAACCGGAATTGCCCATAATAATGCTTTCATAAAACCTCCATTATGTTAGTTGTTTTAATAAATTAAACCGTATTTCGGTTTTTGTATCCGTCAAATCTTATTATCTGTCAATCCATTTACCGTCAACTTGTTCTAATATTAATTTCCCGATATGCAACGGTTCTGTAGTCTTTTTGTGGTTTATTCTCCAGTATTCCAATGCCTTTGTTTTTGTACCTCTGAATTGTTCTATGTCTATGCTGCCCAACTCTGTCCAGCAAGACCATATTTCGCAGGGTGTTTTCATTGTTACAATTTCCTCGAGAAACGATCTAAAAAATTTATTCCCTGGTGATAGCAAACAAGCCTCAGTTGCTTTTTGCCACAGATTATCGTCAATACCTTTCCCATATTTCAAATACCGCAGCACTTCTTTTGCCTCTTGCTTTGTTAGGTTAGTATTCATTTTACACCGTCCTTTCAATCGCAATTATGAATAAATATAACTTATAAATTTTGTTCTATATCTTCATCGCTTGCCTCGCCGAGCATCCATTGGATCGCAATTTCTATGCGCCGTTCATAAGTCATTCCGGGATACTTTGTCGTCAGGGTGTCTATTTTTTTCGCTTTTTCTTCCTTTGTCAATCCCTTGGTTTTGGTCGACTCATTCCTATGGTTTTTAGTTTGGGCAAGATATTTTTTTGTGTCGCTGTTCATTTTTTCAAGCCTGTATATTTCTTTCAGCATTTTGGTTCTGGGGTTCATAATTGTAGTCCATCAAACCGCGCTATATAGCTTTGCACCAGCCTTGATGCCTTTATTGGTCAAGACTATCATGCCCGCAAATTTTAGGCAATCTTTGTTTATTAATCCACTATTGATTAATACGGGTAGATTATTTTTGCAGTCTGAATAATGAGCCGGGATATGTATTCGGTCAGGCGTTCCTGCCGCGTGTCGTTTGTACGCCTCATATAGTGTCATGACCTCAAAATAATTTAACTTTTTCATTTTCTTCCGTCCTTATATTCCCTTTCACAGTGTCCACGTTCCGCCGGGCAAGGGGGAGAAAGGGGAGCCCTGCCCGGCTTTGTGGTTGCGGATTGAATCCGCTATTGTATTTCTTGTAATTGTTCGATTTCTTCGCTTGTCAAAAACTCTCTCAAACGAGTAGCGAATTTGTCAAGTCGTCTGTATGTCTGCAATGCTTTTATGCTGTCGTTGTCGTATCCGTATTCATTGCAAAAGTCTTCAAACGATTCCGAGCCGTTTACATCTCCAGAGATGCATGCAAGCACATCGTAATAACTTGGCTCAATGCCTTGTCGCATATCGTTTACACTTCCCCAAAAATCAAAAGTTATTCTTTGTCCTAAATTCATAACACGCTTAAAAACCGTAACCCTGTAATGATGTCCAGTGGGTCCCCAAGGTGCGGTTTTTGAATCTGAGAGTGTGATTCTCATTTTCAGATTGTTGCGGTTCAAAAAATCTTCCGCCTGTTTTGTGTATTCGTTTTGTTCTTTCATTTTGGTTTTGCCGAGGTTTACAAGCTGGCTCCGCTTGTTTAATGGTTATAAGTCTTTTTTACGTTGAACATCAGACACAAATTGACTATACTTTATTTTATTCTTTTCGCAATAACTCCAGAGGCTTTCCGTTCCGCCGTTTTTATAGTGTTCAAGACCCGGCAAAAATCCCTTTTTATCAAGTTCGGTTGCCGCCGTCCATTCATATTGGCTGCCGTATCCATATTCAAAACCCACGTTGACAACCTCTTCACCGTTGACAAGCGCAATGACTGAATGATACGTGTTACCGTTTACACGTTCAAACCAGCGTTTTCCGATAATTGTAATTGATTTCGTTTTCATGATTCTGCCCTTTCTTTTTAGTTCTTTGCCGGACTATCCGACGTTTAGTTTTCTTCGTTTGCTTGTCTTTCTCGCCAGTGTAGCATTGCATGACAGTTTTTGCAAAGACAGATACACTTTTCTAATTCGTTCAAAATCAATTCTTTTGAACTTCTACGAACCATATTACTTAAACTTAATGTTTTTTCATTTGGTGAAATATGGTGGAAGTCTAAGCAAGGCATTCTATTTTCTCCGCATTCTTCGCATTTGTATTTTGACTTTAATTCTTGAAACCATGCTTTTCTTCTTTTCTTAAATTGAATTCTACCCGTTTTTCCTTGGATTAAAATTCTTTTTCTATTCCGCAACCTATATTCACGATCTGCTTTTCTTTGTTCTTCTTGGTTTTTGTAGGGCATATATACTCTTCCTTATTGTTGAGTATATATTAATGAAAAAGGGTTCGATTATCAAGTGCAAGGAATCGAACTCCGCCAAGCTCCAAGCTATCCTATGCAATGACCAATTGCGCATCATCCCCCACCCGCAAACAGTATCCGTATTTTTTACTGCCCTTTTTCTTTATGGTTATTTCTGTTTTTCCATCCGAAATACTGTAAACCGTGCCAAGTTGGTTGCGCATTGGCATAAATGCGCCATCGCCCCAAAAATAAACAATGTTCACCTTGTCGCCAACACTAAATAGTTCTATATCCTGTTTTTCTAGTACAGGGATTTCCATGTCAACTTGCCCGCGAAAATTTGTCTTTATAGTTTCCACCATATCTTGTGGTATTCTTACGAGACAACAATTCCCGAAATGTATTCCATCTTGCAGTGTGATTATATTTTTCTCTTTAATCCATTGTGTGGCAGATTGGTATTCGTTTTCATCCGCGAATAAATATCTGTAAACCTTTTTCATTTTCTTTGCCCTTCAATTATTGGATAAATGTTCAGTTATTAACAGACCAACTAAAATTAGTATATTCTTAGCTTTGATTGTTCTTGCACGAGATTGCTTCACACGCAGCCCAGCTAAAAAAACTTGTTCATTGCCTAATCTTGCAATGTAAGAAATGGAGAGATACTTTACTTGTTCCATTGTTTTTGCCCTTCTTTTATTGGTTGTCAAAGTAACTATGTATAATATAGCTACACACAATCTCAATGTCAAGTTCTATGCAAATAATATGTGGCTATAAGTCATTGATATATAAGGATATTACGGGTAGGCAATTAATGAAAAAATAGTGTGATTGATTCATTAATAAAAAAGAGAAAAGAAAATTATTTTTCTTGACAAAAAAGTCGTATTACATTATATTATAAATGGATTAAAATAGAGCGGTTTTATACTGTAGTTTTCCCGCGTCTTTAAACCGTGTAATTAAGGCAAAATAAAGCTCGTTCATTGTAAAGGTTGATTGAAACGGCACAAACAAATTCCAGCTACGTCTCTCACAGTTGACGACTGGTAACTCCGATGCACTGAATGTGAATAAGGACTGCCGAACGACAAAACAAGATTATGATATTTAATACTGGAGATCATAATTGATGAGGAAGCGGAAGTATTCAATCAGCATGATTCAAGATAACACTGAAACAATCTTGAATTCCTTTCTCCCTAACATCGGAGGAAGTAAAACTGTGATATGTACAAACAGGTAACACGGCACCTGCGAAGATATTACGGAGGAAGGAATTGAGGAGTGTTTCAACAAACAGACTTAACTTAAAATAAGACAACCCATTATTTTAACTTACAGAAAAATGATTAAAGCAAAGACCGGAAAGAAAACGCAGCAAGAGCTTGACGATGCGGTAGTAGATCGGATCATTAAAGAAGCTGTTGGTAAATATACAAGAGAAAATAAAAAGAGTTACAAGCCCATTAAGTGGACAACGAATAATTATAAAGCATCAATCATTAATGACTTCTTAAAGATTAAAAATGCAAGATAACACAAACCCGCCTATCGTAGAGCAAACAACCGGTACTTCCAGCATGGAAGCAATAAACAATAAAATCATACCTACAAACCACCAAAAAGAACAAACAAACAATACGGAAACCGTAGAGACAGAAGAAAAACTCCCTAAACTACGGCCAAGACTAGTAAGATTTTGCGAAAATATAGTAAGTGGTAAAACACAAGTTGAAAGTTATAAACAGGCAGGCTATAAACCTAAGAACGATAACTACGCGCACGTATTAGTCTCTAAGTTGCTACAAAACATAGACATACAGAAGTATATATCTATCCGTGAAAATCAAGAACGTATTAAATTAGAGATACAAACGAATGTAACTAAGTTATGGGTTTTAGAAAAGTTGAAGGGAAGTGTCGAAAGAAGTTTAGCAAATGGGAAAGAACGGGATTTGGTTGCCGCAACTGCTGAAATCAATAGAATGCAGGGATATAATGCGCCAGTAAAGGTCGATAATACCATTTCCTCTGCCAATGCCTCAATGGATATAAGCCTATTAACGCCAGAGGAAAAGCTTGCATTGTCGAATATGCTAAAGAAAGTTTATGCTAAACCGGCGGAAAGTCTCCCTGCGAAGGTTATCGGTAAGATTGAAGCGGCGAAATAGCCCAATGTTTTTTGGAATAATGAACGCGGCCGGTCCCCAGAAAGTGCAAAATATAAGGGGTAAATGCCCAACGCTCACCGGCCGGAGACACTTTAAATTTATTGGCGTTCATTAAAGATTCCCTGCTATGAAAAGAGCTTGGAGTAAAACCAAAGAGTGTAAAGACGATGAACGCAGGGCTAAGCGCAAGGAATTAATAGACCGGCTTGGTGGGAAATGCCAGTTTTGTGGGTATAACAAATGTGAGGCGGCGTTGGATTTTCACCATAGAGACGATAGGACTAAGCGGTTTAATGTAGCCTCGGGTATGTGCAGAAGCATGGAAGACCTAATCAAAGAAACAAATAAATGTCTCTTATTGTGTGCCAACTGTCACAGAGAGCTGCATCTGTGGTATAACAAATATAAACCCAAGTAATTATTACAAACGATATGATTCATAATTCAATCATAGACTCAAGCACAGTAGACGGCCGGGAAGCAATAGCCGAACTTCTACGATCCAAAGGCTGGAAGCTCCACAAGAAAACAATTCCACAAATGCGATATAACGAACGAACGCAATCAAAGGGTAAAACGGTAACTTCAATCAAGAATAATCGCAAGGCGAGCGAGACAGACACCAAAGAATCAACGCCAGAGCATAAGACCAGAAGTGATTCTTGAGTACGGAGAGGCTAAATATCGGCAGGGGTGTAGATAGGCTGATGCTAAATGGAGTCAATTATGTAGTATATGAGCTAAGTCTATACAGGGCTATAAGTTATGTGGGTAAATATGAAGAAAAGTCTGAAACGATAGGGGGTATGCCCAGATTTTAATAGGGAACGGGGGTTTAGGGGATATATATGGTCGATCCCATAGCCAGATTTTCTAAATTTTTTTTACAATTTTTATTTTTTTGAGCAATACAAATGACAATTGAAACCAAGTATAGTTTAGGCGACAAGGTAAGGATTAGCGAGCTACCTGCTGAAGGTCGGGTTATTAGTATTTGGGTATCGGCATTTGGGCTTCAAGTTGAGGTAAGATATTTTATGGATGGCAAAGCTCAAAAGGAATATTTCTTTGAGGATGAATTAACGGCTTTGAAATAATGGGATCATTTCTTAAATATGGGAAGACATAATGAAAACATTTCTAATCATATTCAACATTATTGTTGGGCTATCGTTTTTATTGATAAACGTATCATTGTGGCTTGAGAACAAAGAACGGTTTAGCGGGCAATGTGATGACTGGGTTTAAATTAGTACTTTGGGGTGTGAAGAATAAAAAGACTGGCGTAGTATTAATTGGGCACGACAGTAAGCCGATAACCAGTAGGACGAAGAAAGAAGCGTTGAGAGTATTGAGACCGGGCGAGAAAGTAATCAGGATAGTAATGGAAGAGAGGTAGGTGGTTGGTCGTAACCGCAAGGCCGACGGGAGTTGATGAGTTATAACTAATTGAGTTGCCTGCAACCGCGAGGGCAGGAGTTCGACTTTCGATTCAAAACAACCACCCGTATATTTGGAATAATTGCTATTATCGTTGTGGCGGAAGATAGACGTGTAGTGGGTTCAGAACTTAATCTCCCCGTGTGACGACACATAAAACGTTGACCACGGAGAAGAGTGGCTGTTCACTCCCCACCTTGTTCTGAGTGCAGGTATCGAAACCTGTCAACAGATAATAGATTTTGAAATAATTACAAAATGGATATAAACAAACTCACGATACATGATTTCCACAATTTAGAAAACGATTTATGTAAATCGAATGTGGAATATTTCGTGGAAAATTACGTGCGCATTGAAGATAGGGATAGTGTTGATTTGGCAATACCGTTTAAATTGTGGGATGCACAGAAACCAGTATTGCAGTCATTTTTAAGCGAGAGATTGGTGCAGGTATTAAAAGCTAGGCAACTTGGATTAACGTGGTTAGCACTTGCTTACTCCGTATGGCAGATGGTGTACCGTGGCGGTTACTCGGTACTAGCGTTGTCCAAGACTGAAAAGGATGCTAAAGAATTGGCAAGAAGGGTAGCGTTTATTTTAAGGAATTTACCTGAATGGATAATCAGCCCTAAGGAATGGGATTGCACGATCTTTGATGTAACCATAAAGAAACACAAGGAGGTTAGTACATTCCAGTCGTTTCCAGCATCTCAGGATTCGGGCAGGTCTTTTACGGCGAATATAGTCTTATTGGATGAGTGGGCATTTCAACAGTGGGCAAGGGAGATTTGGCGGGCGGCATTCCCTTCTATTAATCGCCCTAACGGTGGGCAGGTCATAGGGTTATCGACTATTGAGAGGGGGACATTGTTCGAGGATTTATGGTTAGATGACGAAAGTGGCTTTAAGAAGATATTTTTACCGTGGAATAGTGATCCCAGAAGGACTCAAGAATGGTATAATAAGACCCGTGCGGCAATGCGGGATGGGGCTATGAGTGAGTATCCGGCTACCACCGACGAAGCTTTCGCAATCCCCGGGGGTGCTTTCTTCTCTGAATTTAGAAGTCATATTCATCTAAAAGAACCAATAGTAGAAATCCCATCTTGGTATGCCAGATATAGGGTTTTAGACTATGGCTTAGATATGTTGGCTTGTTATTGGATTTATCTACAACCTAATGGCTACGCAAGGGTTTATAGGGAAGTTCATAAAGAAGGTTTAGTCATTTCACAGGCAGTCTATGAGATACTTAAAGCCGGTGGTGCGGAAGTCCCCGATACAGTCCAGAAATGGGACGCTCTAACAAGTAAAGAGAAACAGAAAATTGCCAAGACCGAGAAAGAAACATATAACGCTACCTACGCTCCACCCGATCTGTTTGCTAAAGCCAGTGCAACCGGTAAGGCTAATTCAGAAGTATGGTGGGAGAATGGTATTTATCTAACTAAAACTAAAAACGATTTTGAACAGGGATGTTTAGCTATGAGTGAATGGCTTCATCCGATAGAAATTAAAGACGAGCAAAGTGGTCAACTTTACACAACAGCAAAACTCACAATAGATAATTTGGCTGCTCCTAACCTTGCCCACTCGCTCTTAAATATTCAAAAGGATAAACACAATCCTAAAGTATATTCAAAGACTCCTCACATTTTAAGCCATTCGGTCGACTCCATCAGAGGCTTTTGTTTGGAGCATACCTATCAAGTAGGTGAACCTAAAGGACAAGTAATTTATACCACAGAAGCAGAATGGTTAAAGGCAACTATATTTGATAAAATTAAGCGAGGCGCAGGGCGGATTAAAGAGATGGCACAAGCAATGTAATATTTACAATATAGTCTTGCTATTCTTGCAAAAATTTATTATATTGTGTAATAATTACAAATTTGTAAAAATGACAACCAATGTTTGAAATAATTACAATTTTTAGAAGGAGAATTAAAATGAGAAAACTTTTTGTGTTACTTTCGATTTTGCTGATGATCGGTGTTGTCGGCAATGCTTCCGCACAAGGGAAACGCATTGACACCTATCATATTAATTTAAAAGGTGATTTGGTTGGGTTAAATACAGGATTAGAGCTATACCCGATCCTGATGAAAAACTCTGCTGGCACTACAATTTTCAGAGTTGACAGTGTGGGCAATGTATATCAACTGGGGACATCCAAAATATTAGACGATCAAGATTTCTCAATCGGGACAACTACAACAACAGCTGCAACAAAAATTACCGCAGAATTTGACGAAACCACAACTGGTATAGGATTGCTTTCAATAGGAACTTTAGCAGTCCCACAAGTTCTTAATACAAATCCGGGTGAGACAGTAGTAGCTAATACAGTAAATATTAATCATTCCGTTGGTGCTGGTAACTGTGCAGACCTAATAGCATCCTACGAGAAAATAAATGTTATTGGTGCTGGCGATGCAGATATGACGATTGTAGGAACAGCATCAAGAGCTTACGTTGGACTAACAGGTGGATCGAATAATTCAGTCGCAAGCGCAGCATACGGAGCGCAACCGTGGGCAAAACATGAAGGTACTGGTGCAATCACAGCAATGTCTGGGTTGTCTGCTAAATTAGATGTAAGTGCAGATAATTTTACAGCGTCTACGGTAAATGCCGGTCATTTTCATATTGAAGGTGCGGCAACAGTTACTGGACAATTTGATGGTGTGATGATCGAGGTCTATCCAGACGTTACGTCAATGGACGATGCTTTGAAAATTGCTATCGACGCCGGTGCGGCAGTTAATTATGGAATTGGTATTTCTGGAACGCCTGCGATTTCCGATATAATACTTTCTTCTGGTGCGAAGATATTCACAGGTTCGGCAGCTAATGGTAATGCGATTTATTCCGAGGTTGGTGCTAAAGACGCTACCGGTTCGATTTATATAACAACCGCTGGTGCTATTTATATACAAGTAGCAAATGCAGGTCAAGCACAGGATTGGTATAAAGTTACTGCAACGGACGCAGACTAATAACTAAGAACCAAAAATGAAAATAATTAAAATTATAATTGCTACTTCAATTCTTTTTATTTCAAGTTGTTCATTGTGCCCCGCTCAACAGGCCGATGAGCAAAAGATAAAAGATGCTTTAATAATTTCCACAATTAAAATACAGGAATTAGAAAAGCAGAATGTAGAACTCAAAAGTATTATCCAAAGAGTCTCGGATGATTTGAAACTTGTGAAAACAATTGTACAACTCGATTCTTTGAAAACAGTTTATGGGATTGTCGTTGATGATCCTAAAAAGAAAAAAGTAAGGGATAATTAAATGGGACTAAAACAAATATATGCACGTAAGTTGAAGTTTGGCGGTGCGACCATTATCACAAGTTCCGCGGTAACAAGGGCAGCTATCGTTACTCTTGATGCGGGTAAATTAAATATCGGTTCTATCCATACCTCATCTGTTGATGGTAGGACTCATATCAAAGTAGCTCATGGTGAAGCAGTTACAGATTGGGAAAAAGTAACATTGACTGCGGCAGACTAAACTATGAAAATATCCGAAACGTACCGGAATATTAAAGATCGTTTTAAGGGTGTGTTCAATGTTTTGGACGACTACAATGATAGTCCCCCGAAACAGAATACTTCCAAAGAGGATAGCAACGGTGTAGGCAGATATGCAAGTTCTTTATGGGAAGATGGAATGAAATCTTTTCAGAATTCATTCGCTTCAACGAAGGACTCTACCCGTTTCGGATATTCTTCTCCAGAGGAATTTTATCAAGCATGCAGTAAGTTAGAATCTGGTCAGCATTATGAAGTCTACCCATCTCGTACCGCGGGGGTGGGCAACGAATGGAAACAAGAACTCATTGATAATGAGATTCAAAAACAAATCCGCGCCAAGAAAAACCATATCACTGCTAATTGGCATGATATAATTATCTCTCCCAATATTGTGGGTATCAATGAAATCTTTGATCAAGAACGCAAACAAACCCATTGGAGCGAGAATGTAAGAGAATGGGTTTCCTACGCGCAGAACTTCGGTGATGTTACTGTCAGATCAGTTTTGGATAAGACTGAAAACCCTGTCGGTGTAGCAACTGAAATCACATGCTTGCCGGGAAGTGTGGTAAGAACGCCGGAGTCTAACTCATTTAAGAAAATTGATGGTTGCACGTATGCCGTGCATGGTCAAAGAGTAAATGATTCGTGGGTGAGAAAAAACTATCCTAAGTTTGACATTACTTTAAGCGACAGCGGTGCGACTCCAAAGTTTTTGCAGATTGATGCAGACTACAAAGATACTCATTATACTAACACCAAAATGTTTAATAAGTTAGAAGTATTTTTGGATGATGAGAGTCTTGAAGAAATACCGTTTGATAAAGAAGAGTTTGACCAACGCATCGGTCAGATGATGGCGAATATCCAAGCCGGCGAGATGAACCAAGTTGTTCCTAAAGAAGAAGATAACCACAAAAGGTACATCAAAGAATATCTCGATTGGTTGCAAGAGAAAACAGAATTTTATCAAAATGTAGCCGATGAAGCTTTTAATAACGGTGGTAATCTTTCTCCAGACGATACAGCATTAATGAACTCTGTGGTGAGTGCGGTTGATGAACAGGTCAATATGCATGAATCATTACAGAGTAAAGATTTAGAGGCTACTGGACTACCCGACGGTAAAAGAAAGAAATATCCATTTGGCAGACATATCGTTACTTTAAATGGTGTCTTGGCAGAAGATAAGCCAAGTGAATTTGTTTGTGATTGGAGAATGTTGTTTCATGAGTTAAAGAATGAGAAAGTTCCTAATCGCAAAGATGGTCGTGGGGATGTAGAAATATTGTGGCAGGATAACCGAATTTTAGACACGATGTTATCAAGAGACGCAGACGACTCATTGCTTGCTACACACAAGAAGCCTTGGTTTAAAGTAAGCGAGAAAGCCCAAATTGAAGAAGTCGGTTATTCTACAAATCCGTTAGTACCGGGATACTATGTTGAAACACCCCCTACATTCAGAACTGGTGAAGCCAACCAACAATATATACGTTCATACCAAATTGTTAAGGGTGCTATAAAAGAAAGTCTCTCTATCAACAATGTGACGCGCGGAGAGAGTAGTTTTAGTGGTGAGTCTGGTTCACACGCAGAAGCGTTATTGAATCAGAACACTACAATGGTAGTTGGAGAGTTAAACCAGAATCTCAACGACTTCCTTGAAGATATAGTCGAAACCCGAATTGAATTATGGAAACAGTTCTATACAGAGGAACGACCGTATATTATTAACGGTCAACAAGTTATGCTGATTTTAGCTGAACATCTTAGACAGATGCCGGTTGAAGACAAAGACGGAAACGTAATCTATAAAGAAATTGGCAGGATAGAGGTAGCAGTAAGGGCGGACTCAAATTTCCCAAATCGCGATGAAGCAGAAATTAATATTCTCGAAAGAATGTCAAAGGTATTAAACGAGGACGGGTTGCCCGT